ACATAAGGAGCTTGTAAAACACATGCTACCCGAGCTACTAACTTCATGTGTCCTTCTCATTCCACCCGTCCACAATCTCGAAAAACGCATCTTGCCTAGCGACCTATCCATTGTATATAGTGTAGCTAATGAATATAAGCTAGACTATAAACAGCGCCTCTTACTACTCTCTATACGTGTTGTAGAGAATGGAGGATCAGGTATAGAGTTCGGTGTTCTTACACCATCAGCTCGTAGGTATGCCGGCAATCACAGCTGTAGCTTCAAACTACAAGCTCAGTACGCGGCTGGCACAATCTCCAAACACTACATATACCCGAGCTACAACTTGAAAGCATTTGCAGATAGATGGGCGCCTCTTAACGTAGCTAACGACCAACACCAGCTTAACAAGAATTGGTATAGTAATGTCAGCAAGCTAACCGGTCTCAAGTAGCACAAGCGACCGAAGGGAAGCACGTTCTGCATCTCACATCTTACAATTAGAAAGACAATATGTTATGCAAAAAACAAACATTTCACACACATTTTCTGTCTACAGACCATCCAAAATCCCCCCATTCTGGCTCTTATCCATGTTGGCGGAATGAAAAAGACAACACGAAATGTTGGTGTGGCGCGGTTTATAGATGTTGATATTGACTTAACCACCCCCAAAGAAGCACGTAAGGAAGTTGAGGCCTTGATGGCATGCTACAAGTTGATGCTGGCTTCCAATCGTGCCTTAGTCCGTGCGGTCCAGCGGGCAGAGAAGGCAGAAGCCGTAGCAGGAAGGAGATCCATCATGAAAAAGATCATGGTCCGTGCGTGGCACAAGAAACTGCAAATGATGCTCTATCCGCCACTGCCGCAAGATAGCACGGTGTCTGCTCGTGTAGGCGAACCCGACGGGGATCATGCTCGAATCCCTAACGGCGCTAAGATGCAGAGCTTCCCGGCCATGATGACATGGGATGGCAGGTGCTACATCAATGGAATGTATCAGGACTTGGTGTGGTTAGAGGCTACCGGCCTAAACGACAAGAACGGGAGGATGATCTATGAGGGAGACATCGTCCAAGAGGGTGACTGTGTGATGGTGATTGAGTGGGTTGCGACATTGGCGTCATTCTGCTTAACCAAGGAGGAGTGGATGCATCCACATTTCTTTGGCGAGGCATCCGAACCGAGCGATTGCGAGGTGATTGGCAACATCTATGAGAACCCGTCTCTTCTTGTAGGTGAGTCCCAGCAGGATGACGCGGCTAGGAGACAAGATATGAGCAAGTTGAATGATCGCATTGAGCGTAAAAGTAGAAGGTGAGAAATGAAAGACGTTGAGATCAATAACTACAACTACGTCATTCGAGCTCTTCTCAATGCAGGTATAGAAACATACATACCCATCTGTCTAGCTCGCAAAATTGCCATCCGCTTTCCATCTACGACTCTCCAAACTGCCGCAATTTGTAGCACGCGCGTTACAACTACATCTGGCACCTACATCGACGTTAGGAGTCAAGCGATAGATGCTTTCGACTCTGACCTCTTCATTGCTGTCAGTATTGTGGAAGAGAAGATGTGGATTGTACCAACTATCAACATTGCGAGCAAACAGACTTTCAGTCTCAGTAATAGAGACGATCTTCTCCTCTCTTCTCACTCCTCTCCTATTGTGCAAGCTACAGATGTCAACAAACAGCACGTTCTAGACATTATGCGAGAACATGGGATAGGAGTTGTGGAGAGAGATAGAATGCAAGCACTAATCAGCCCAACTACAACTTGAAGTTTTCAGTCTAACTCTCATAACCGTAGGCTACGCCTACAGAAAGGCACAAAGTATGAAGACTGTTGTTTCGGAAGTTCGCACCACGGACAAAGCCACTCGGACCCAGAAAGTTGTCGGAACCGTTGAAGTTCCCATCTATGAGAACCTGGACGAGCTGCGAGCATCTGTGAAGGAAGAGAAGATTGTAGCACTCTTCAACAAGATGAACAAGATCGAGATTCAGGCGAATGAGCGTTCTAAGCACTCGACTGAAAAGGGCGGAAAGCAGCTGAGAAAGAAGGTTGCCTTCGAGCTCTGCATGCTCGATCCGAGCCTGAAAGACGAGCTGTTGTCAGCAGCTGGAACAGGCAATATCGAAGCTATGGACACGTTCCTCTTCTCGGACAAAGTCCAGCAGTTGGTCGATGCTAAGCTGGCAGCTGCCTAACGCAGCCTAACACTAACTCATCATACCTTATCGCGAGTGGAGCCGGTTCTTTCTACACACGACCGGCTCCACATCTTTCAACCCACAACTAATAACACAATGTTACCACTTTTTATGGTGAGATATGTTCCAAGATCAAGATGAATTGACGCAAGAACAAGCTGATAAGTGTGAAAATGCGAGTATTAACTATCAAAAGCACAAGCATGAGATGAGTGCAGCAGATAGACTGGCAGCTGCTAGAGGCATTTTGGAGATGTCGATTGACTGTCTTCGTTTCAAAAGTTCTCAAAAGTCAATTAGCTATCTTGCTTCTCTAGCTACATACTTCTTGCCAAACGGCAATATGATAACAAGCCTCATCTATGTAATGTTAGAAGTTGCGGAGGCAAAGAATGCTTTGGAGAAAGAACAGTGTGTACGATCTACAGCTGATGACAATGTTAAGAAGATAGGTGGAGAAGACAATGTTCTCTAGCCTCTCGCTTCTAGAGAAGAGACAATTTGTTCTAAAGTTGCAAGAAGAGAGGAAGATGCTGAAGGTAAAAGCGAAGACAGACAAACTCTCCCGCTCTACAACTAAGAAACCTAAGCAAAAGAAGCCTGTCTTTGAAAACCCCGACATAGAGAAAATATTCAACTCTATGCCCTCCGACTTTCAAAAGTACCTTCAGAGTAGGTAGTGTGCATAATGCTGAAAAAGGAGCGATAAGGATGTCAGATTTATCTCCAGAGAAGAAGTTAGAGATAGCCATGAAAGTTGCGAAAGCCCACTCCAGCTACAAACATCCCTCCGAGTCACTACTTGGTCCATCCTACGAAGGCGTTTGTAAGGGGTGTCAGTTAAAAGCTCGGATTGATGATGAGAATGTGATAGCACACTTTGCAAAAGGCTACGCGAATAGGTATGTGATAAGAGAGAAGATAGGGTCGAAAGCTAACCGAGCTGCTTGCAATGCTGTGGAAGAGGATAAGAGAGATCCACATTACTTCAACCGAACCAGCACTCAGCCTCTTGACTTGCTCTTTCTCATCATCGATCTTCCCAACTGCCTTCAGCAGTTGACAGAAGAAGAGAGGGCCGCTGTTCTACTTGTCAATGAATTCGGAAGTTGTAGAAAAGCAGGCTCTATACTACAGTGGAAAAAGTGGAAAGCAGAGGACCGATATAGAAGTGCTATGCACAAAATGAGAGCTTGGTTTGGGTTGGAGTCTCTATGAAATTTGCACTCTTCACACTCCTTCTAATGTTCTCTCTCTTCTTTCTAAACACTCTTCGAGATAGGAGACGAAAATGAACATTGTGTCTGACACAGTACACGAGATAAAGTATGTAGATCAAAGCAGCCTCTGTACATTTGAGAGATGCCCGGCTAAATACTTTTTCAGCCGCATTCTCGGCCTTTCTCCTCACAATGACAATATGCTAGCAGCAAACTACGGAACGTGCATTCATGCTGCTATGCCCTTCTGCCACTCTGCTGACTTAGGTGGCGCTCTCAAAGCTTTTGAAACCGATTGGGCTAGGTTCGGGCATGGAGAAGATAATGCAGAACGCAACCGAGGTCGAGCTTTCGACACGATCACTACGGCTATTGCAACGAGGAGTGGGAAGACAGCTCCATACACTCCTGTCTCTTACGACACTATCCCCATTCCGGAAGGTGCAGAGCGGTTTTCTAAAAACGAAATTCCATTTGCTATTGACATAGGTGCTTCTCTCCCCGCTCTCGGACGGATTGATGCTATTGTAAAGTGGCACCAGGATGGAGATAGACTATGGCCTCTTGACTATAAGACATCGGCTGAGATCAGTACGAGGTGGTTCGATAGCTTTAACTTTAGCCCTCAATCTTGCCTATACACTCTCGCTGCTAGCCACGTCATAGGCCTAGATGCGAAGGGCATTATTATAGAGGCTATCCGAACATCAAAGGTGACAACCGAACTCTGCTTCAAACCCATCTTCGTCTACAAAAGTCAAATCTCTGACTTCGTTAACTGGGCTTGTTGGAAGGTAGATGAAATGTTAGCGATGAATGATAGTAAGACGTGGTATAAGAAGCCGACTGGCTGCTCAGCTTACCCGTGCCACTACTGTGCTTCTCACTACTGTGACTACAAACCTCTCTGTGAAGTCCCCGACTACCACACTATGCTCAATCTGTACAAGACATCTGAACCCTTCCATCCGTTTAAGGTAGCTTAACATGTTAGAGATAGATCCGCTAGATAAGAACATAGAAAGAGCTATGGCTCTCTCTCGCGTTATCACCTCCGCTTCACAACTTATAAAAACGATGTCTGAAGACAATCTAATGTTGGCTGTCATATCGCAGATCGTGCTTAATGCTGAGAGAAATGGTGCAGATGGTAATCTTACTTCTCGCGACCTCGTCTTAATCTTTGAGAAGCTAAAGCCCTACTTTGTAGGTATACACACACTTCACAATATTCTCTCTGGCTCTGCATACGTACAGTGGAATGAGTCTAAAAATACCTTCGATCTTCTCATCTCAAAGGGTGGTGCGTTATGACAAGAAAAAAGGTTCATCTCCTCCGAACGTCTCCTTCCATTTCTCTCTCTGGCGATACATTCTGCGGCCGCGTTGTATCTACAGGCTGCGAACTTCACACAACAATCTGGCCTAAGCATGCAACGTGTGAAAAGTGTAAGAAGGCACAAGTTGAAGATGACATTTTGGAAGAAGAGATTGACAAACTTGTCTAAGGTGCTTTGTGAAAGTCTTCATCTCTCGTTCTTCTCTCGATGGCAAGTTCACAATCTTCAAGCATAGGCCAGAGCAGATTGTGTCGCTTGTCGAAGATCCCACTCCGAACCATCTACTTGACATAACATTCTTCGCATCTGTAGACGAGAAAGATGAGATACTGTTCTCCGGCTGGGGCGGCATCGACACCCTCTTCCCCGAACTATCAACTATTAAACGCGGAACGTGTGTAGAGGTAGAATATAACAATGACGCTTTTAGGATTTTACACAATGAATAAGACATATAAGTACTTCTGGCATGATCTTACGTGGGTTGGAAAGATTGTGCTGTTTCCAGTAGTTGTCTCACTATACATTTTGTGTCTTTTTGTTAAGGAACAAGAAGATGAGCCGAGAAATGAAGTATGAAATCGGTTGCTGGGTTGTGGTATCTGCTGTGTATAAGAAGTACAAGAGCCAGCAAGTTATAGATAATGGAGAGCTATGTAATGACGGGCCTGCGGCAGTCGAGTGGAAGAAGGTAGCTCTATCATCTCCATACATGGCTATTGTTGCTGGAGCTTGTGTTAGAAAGGATGGCATTATTCACAAAGCTAGTTACTCTAGGTTGGGCTGGCTTGAGATTAAGAAAAAACACGTCTTTTACACTGTACGACGTGGTATGTTTAATAAAGATGTACTAGTAAAAGAAGAAGATATGGCTATTGTAGAAGCAAGTGCCATACCAATCCTGCCACTACTATTCAGTAATCAGCCGCTTTGGGATGAACAAAGTAGGCATTGGGCAAGACAAGACGCTTTTCGTCAAAGAAGAGAAAATGGAAAGTTTGTAAAAGGGTATGTAAGATGAAAGCTAAAGACCTCTCAACTCACCCACCCATCATCTGTCTGGTCGGTCCAGCTGGCTGTGGTAAAACAGCTCTCTGCTCCCAAGCTGGAGGCGGCTATCTCTTCGACTTCGATGATGGTATGAGAACAGCGCTCAATCTGAAAGATCAATTTACGAGCTATAGGCAACAGATTGAGTTTGATACATACAGAGATATGGATATTCGAAAGCCGAACGCTTGGCTAAATGCGAAGAATAAGCTGATGCAGTTTGTGAACACAGCTGACCCGGTCAAGCATCTTGTGTACGATGATAAGAAGACATCTTTTGACTCTGTCGTAGTTGACAGTCTGACAGGTGCTTGTCAATCCATTCGCTACTTCGTAATGAATACAGAAGGAGGCGGGCCTCTCAACACTCCGCAAATCCAGCACTGGGGATCGATGGTGAAAGAGCTGGATCAGTTCCTATGTATGTTACGCAGCTTACCAGTTGTTAAGATTGTCGCGGCTCACGATAACTTCGCAGACGTTAACGACTCTATCAAGCACATTATCAACAGCATGACAAAGAATCATGGGATGAATAATGTGAGTTGGATGTTTGACGAAGTACTGTATATGCAGATTAAGCCAGCGGGAGAAGGTAAGCGTAAGTTTATTGTGACGGGGAAAGGGGCAGGCTTACCCGTCCGCACCCGCTCCGCAATCTTCGATGACGTAGACATTACAACAATCGGTCTTGTCGGCTTTCTTGAGAAGTGTGGATACGTCTATAACCAGAAGATTGTCTCTCACTAACGTCTACAAACAGTGTGTATACACATATCTCTCCAACATCACTAGCTTGTTGCTAGACATCTGTTGTTAGACTGAAAACTTAGCTTGTAGAGATATGTAAGATTTGGGTTATAAGACCCTGAGATAGTATTGTTAAAGGAGAAGTAAGATGGGAAACACTATCGTTATCGACACTAACAATGATGGAAATTTTACAACTAGAAAGTTGGTAGATCCTGGCATCTACAAGCTCGCAATTACGCCTCGTCCTCTCCGGATTGAACTCTCGAAAAGCTCGCAGAAGCAAATGATCCCTCTTGAGCTGAAAGTTCTCTTCAACGGAGATGGGACTGAGACGTCTTTTAGGGGTCAGACCATCTATGACTACCTTGTCATTGATAAGAAGAGTGAGTGGAAGTTGACCCACTTTGCCCTCTCCTCCGGTGCCTATACGAGAGAAGACCTTAAGAATAATGGCGGGTCTATCGATATGGATCATCTGAGCGAAATGGAAGAAGTTACGGCCAAGATCGGTCTTGACAGTTCTACACCGGAAGGTTCGACAGTTCCGAAAATTAAGAATGTTGTCGAGCAGTATATCTTCACTGACTAGCTCTCACCTACCTCTACACTAGGCAAGAGAGGGGTAGGTTGTCTGACTACTCCTCTCTCGCCAATATTTGGAGTACACAAAATGAACCCGACCATTTCTAGAGTTGATGTAGAAGATTTGAAAAATGCTCGCCTCATCCCTCTCGGCGGCTTCATCTGTGTCCGAGATGTTGAGTGGTTTGATGAGGAGCAGAAGGTAGCACGCGGTCTTACAGTAGACCATCCAGACCCGAACTTGAACGGCCGGCCCATCTACTTCTCTCGCGACTATAAGCCTGATGTCAACGAGCTGGATCAGATCTATTACGAATACCACTTTCCAGCCGGCCTTCTTGCTTGTGGCGAATTTTGGCTTATCCCGAAGGAAAAGGTGTTGTTCGGTTACTGGCCGCCGTCCAAGATTGTAATGCCGAACCTTCAGCTGGCAGGAAGAAGACCACGCATTCAATAGTCTACACACAGCATAGGGAGATAGACAAATGCCTCACACACTTGTCAATGAAGAAGACATGGACTTGTACGAATGTATGAGAGACGAGCTTCTCTCTCTTCCAGATGGCCTAACGAATGAAGAGCTGTCATTCTTAGACAGCCTAAACGAGTGGATTGGATGTTATACAGTTAGGCAAGCGGAGTGGCTTCAGAAGATTTACGACAACGTCACAGCTTAGAAGAAAGCGTGCTATGCAAATTCTAGTTGCTAAAATCGTTTGTGAGAATAGGGCTCGTACTGACTACGGGCCTATGGACGAGTTGGCTGAGGATATTAAAGCGAATGGGCTCATCTCACCCGTTACAGTCACTCCCATAGTTGATACGGATAAGTTTAGGCTGGTAGCTGGGGAGAGGCGTGTCCGAGCTCACATAATGCTTGCTATGCCAACTATCGAAGCCTATGTCATATCAGCTGATGAGCTGAAGACGAAGGTCTGCGAATTGGCTGAGAACATTAGGAGAAAGGACTTTGAGTGGGCAGAGCGGGTTAAGTTGGTGAAAGACATTGATGAGATGAAGAGGGCCATATATGGCTCAGGTACAGGAGGGAGAGGTGGATCTACAGAAGGTTGGACTCAGCAAGATACAGCTAACATTCTCGGCAGTACAGCCATGTCCGTCTCTCGCGATATTGAGCTGGCGAAGATTGTAGAACAAAATCCGGACATTCTGAAACAGGTTAAAGACAAGCCTGTTACAGCGGCTAGGAAGGTTGCTAAACGTCTTGTGCATGAGAAAGTGTTGAAAGTGGCACTAGCAAATAAGCAGCTTGACATCTCTTGCCAACTTTACAACACGCCTTGTGAGGTTGGCATTAAGACGATTGCAGACAGTTCTGTCCAACTGCTAATCACAGATCCACCATTTGCAAAAGCTGTTATTCAACAGGTAGGCTCAAGCGGTGCTATGGGCTATGCGAGTGGAGAGAATGTAGGAGATGAAGATGTTCTACGTAGTGTATACACCAAACTCATGCCCGAGCTCTACCGCGTTCTCAAGCCTGGTGCTCATCTATACGTCTTTCTCGGGATGGGATGGTATACTGAGCTGTTCGGCATGTTGACAAAGCAAGGCTTCTTGATGGACGAAGTCCCTCTCATCTGGTACAAGGGGAGGGTGAGTATGATGGCAAAAGACTATCACTACATTCCATCTTACGAAGCCATTCTCTTTGGCTGTAAGCCTCCTCGTTCTCAAATCTTGCTAAAGCCATGTCCTAACTGTATTGTGGACTGTCCATCTATCAATGGCTTAGCTCGTATACATCCGCTTCAAAAGCCACCCGAGTTGCTAGATCGGTTCATTGAGAATAGCAGCTCTCCCGGCGATGTCGTTCTTGACTGCTTTGCAGGTTCTGGCTCGGTGTTAGAGGCTGCACGTAGACTACATAGAAAGAGTATTGGGTTTGAAAAGTACGAAGGTAACTTTCTCATTGCGAAAGAGTGGCTTGGAAAAGAAGGAGATGTAAAATGAAACAAGTAATTAATAAGGATAGTGCTACAGTTAATATAGAAGACTGTAAAACCAACAGCATATACATTATGCGAGTTGCTACAGGATCAATTAAGAAACCAACTTACTACATTCTTTCTTGCTATAGAAAAATGTGCGTTGATAAGTTTACTTGGATTGGCATTTGTGCATCTAACTATCCTTCATGGGGAGACGAATTTGCAACTATTAAAGATGCTCTTAAATATGCATTTAGTGGTGATGCAGATGATGTCTTCCAGTTTGAAACTGTGGTTGAAGCTACTAGTTGGATTAGCAAACAACTAACTACACAATGTTAACAGTAATATGAGGCTATCACTATGAACCAAAACCCTAAGCAAGTTGGTACATCTCTCGAAGACTGCCGAGTTCAAGTTGGACCTTGTCCTCTTAATTGTCCAGAGTGCTTCTACAATAGAGAGACTGCATTTTATGAAAGCATCTACGATCAGCACATTCCGAAGCCGGAAGATGTGAAAGATAAGATTGTCCGCGTCAACTGTGGACATGACTCAAATGTAGATAGACAGAGAGTTATAGATCAAGCTGTAAAGTACAAGCAATACTTCTTCAACACCAGTCTTCCAAACCTCAACTTTCCAGGCCCCGTCGTTCTCACTCTCAATGGAAGAGATGAACTTGACATTCTTACACCAGGCAAGGTACATGGACATCTCACAAACTTAATGTTCGTTCGCTTACGTATCAGTACGCAGAACTTTGAGTATGTTAGGCTAGCTAATGACGATAGCATTTTTCAATGGGTAGATCTAGGTATACCCGTCATCTTAACCTTCACTAGCTTCTACACCCGAACTCCACCTTTTTGCACCGTGAATAAAGAGAAGACAACTGCGTGGAGGAAGGGGAAGGCTCTATATGAGTGGAAGGTTCGGACATTGAATGAGTACTGGTGCCCAACATCTGAGTTCATGTTAGACGTATGGTCTTCTCTTACTGCTGTCTACGGCTGTCTCATCAACATGTGCGGAACTCCACAGAGCGGTAAGTGTGTGGATTGTAAGAACTGTGAAACGTACTACTGGCAGACAAAGAAGAGACTTGAGTTTTTAGGAGATGAGAAATGAATACGTTAGAACATGTGTTAAGTGTATCGAGCAATCCTGATAAGTATGTACGTTATGCAGAGCCCGGAGCGAATTTTGCTGTAAGACTTGTGCATGAACTAGCTACATACATTGAAGAGAAGGAAAAAACATCTGTTAAAGCTAAGTCAGTTGCTATTGAAGATGGATGCATAGCATACGCTGTACCTGACTACGCTGGTATGGTCAGAGAGTTTCATGAGAAGTTTAATGGCCCGATTGCAAGTGCTCCTTACCGACTTGGCTCTGCTAACAGCATCTCTCGTCTTCGTCTTATAGTAGAAGAGCTAAGTGAGCTGATTGAGGCTCTAGATACTGGAGATATTGTAAAGACAGCTGATGCCATTGCCGACCTTCTCTACGTTGTCTTCGGAACCGCTATTGCAGCTGGAATTCCGATTGATAGAGTGTTTTCTGAAGTTCATGCTAGCAACATGACGAAAGTCGGCGGGCACTACGAAGGTGGAAAGTACATCAAGCCGTCTACATACAAGCCCGTCGATCTCAGCTGGCTTAACAATCTGTAGTTAGGAGATGCTACATGTTGGTTCAAGATATCGGTCCTCGTGACGCAAAGATCATGCTTGTTGGTGAAGCACCTGGAGCAGATGAGGAAAAGACAGGGATGCCTTTTCAAGGCGGAGCTGGACAGCTACTTCGCCAAATCCTCTCTAACTGCGGTGTTGACTTCAATAGCTGTTACATTACTAACGTAATGAATGAGAGGCCGCCCGGTAACGACTTTGCACACTTCTATGAAGATGCAAAGAGGAGAGTACCGAAACCGCGTCTTGAACAGGCGTGGAAAGATGTCTGTGCTAAGATAGATGCAATCAAACCATCTGTCTGCATATTGCTTGGGCAAGAAGCTCTCCGAGCTGTAACTAACAAATTCGGCATCTCGAATTGGAGAGGTTGCTTTCAGAAGTACAAAGACGTCTGTGTTCTTCCAACATACCACCCGGCTGCCGTTCTCCGAAATTTTGAGTTCAAGCCGATTGTTGAGATGGATATTCGGAAGGCCATCTCTCACACTCCTCAAGCTTGGCCCTACATTCTTATCCGACCAAAGCTTGGAGACGTTCTTAAATTCATAAGCGACGCTCAAAAAGCGGATAGAATAGCGTTCGATATTGAGACCATCTACAAGAGTGTAAGATCGCTGGCTATTGCGTATAAGAAAGATGGCCAAACTCTCTCTATCAGCATTCCATTCATAGCCATCTCTAGCGGCAACACCTCTCTCATCTCTAACGTCATTCAGCTCTGTAGCTCTACAAACACCTCCAGCTCTTACTGGTCTGTAGATGAAGAGGTGATTGTGCTAGATGCACTCGACAGACTCTTCATGTCTGGCATACCTGTAGTTGGGCAAAACAGCATCTCGTTCGACGAGCCGATAGTTGTGGAGAACATAGCGCTAACGATAAAGAACCACTACCTAGACATCATGCACGCTTGGCATCTTGTCTACAGTGAACTGCCGATGGGTCTTGACTTTCTCTGCTCTGCTCTTACAGACTATGCGAATTATTGGACGGAGAAGAATACAAGTGTAGATGATGAAGAGTGGGTGTATAATGCTCAAGACGCGATTGTAACTTTAGAAGTCAGCTACAAGATAGAGCAGGAGCTGATAGATCACAATCTCCGCTCCTTCTACTTCAACCATATTCACCCTACTTGCTTTGCCGTCCAGCATATGCAGAGTAGAGGGATTACGGTGGATTTGGAAGCTAGGACCAAGCTAGCAGCAGACGTTAAGCTGAGGATGGAAAGCACGAAGGCTAAACTGACTGAAGTTGTTGGCTCGGAAGTCAATCCGAATAGTCCTAAGCAGATGAAAGAGCTGTTGTATGGAAAGATGAAATTCCCCGTCGCCCGGAATAAAGATGATAATGAGACGACGAATGAAGAGGCTATCCGCAAACTCTCTGTAATGTACCCGAATGAGCCGGTCCTCAAACTTATCATAGACTATAGGAAAGACGCGAAGCTACTTGGAACGTATCTCGAAACACCAGTCTCTCCTGACGGTAGAATGCGTTCTAGCTACAATGTGAGTGGAACGAGAGGAGGCAGACTATCGTCCGGACAGAACTTGTGGGGGGAGGGCGCTAATCTACAGAACATACCAGCTGGAAGAGGGCAGGGTATTGCTAACATTCGGCACCTCTACATAGCATCGGCTGGCAAAGAGATTATGAAGGGGGATCTTAAACAAGCCGAGACTATGGTTGTTGCCGAGATCCTAAAGCGGTTGGGCTATCCGCAACTCTGGCTTAAGTATAAGGAGCCAGCTTTTGACATTCACACTTGGATGGCCTCTGTAATCTTCAATAAGGCAGAGGCTGATGTTGTGAAGAAGGAGAGGAATATTGGAAAAGTCTCTAACCATTCCGGCAACTATATGTCCGGCCCTAACGTGTTAGTGAAGACAGCACTTAAGTGGGGAATCGATGATCTGAGCTTTACAGATGCCAAACGCATTCTCAGTCTCCGAATGAAAGCTATGCCCGGCCTCAGTCAGTGGTGGGAGTGGGTTGAGAAGCAGGTCCGGACTAAACGTATGCTAAGTCACTGTCTCGGTCGCAAACGTCTCTTCTTCGGGCGTGTAGACAATGAGACGTTGAGAGAGGCGGTAAGCTGGGAACCACAATCTATAGTTGGAGATGTTACAAACACCATTCTTAGAAAGCTAGATGTCTCAGGCACTCTGCCAGTTGGCGCTGATGTCATTCTACAAGTACATGATGAAGTAGTTGTAGAGTACAAGCCGGAGTTGAGAGACGCTGTGGCAAGTGCTATTCAAAAGGCCTCTCTCATTCCTCTTTGGATAAATGAAGACTGCCCTCTCATCATCCCCATCGAGCTCTCATACGGTAGTAACTGGGGAAAGATGATAGAGTATGTTGAGTCAAGAAATCAAGTATAGACACTCTACATTTTAGGAGATTTCTATGACTCGCAGATTGAAGAATGGGATCATCTCTGAGATTATCAAGTATACAGCGGATACAGAGGTACCGGGCATCTTCGCCCTTTGGACTGGCATCTCTATCGTCTCTGCATCTCTTGGCCGAAACACTTTCATAGATCAGGGCCACTTTACCGTATACCCAAACATGTACATTGTGCTAGTTGCGGCAAGTGCTAGGTGTAGAAAGTCTACTGCTGTCAACATCGCCTCTTTCTTCCTCGAACAAATTGACCCGCCTATCAACTTGTTATCGCAAAAGCAGACGCCAGAGGCTCTCATCGGTACTCTCTCCGGTGTTGATGTTGACAATCAAAAGATTGTGCAGACGGCTACTGGCATCGCTGTCGTTGACGAGCTGTCAACATTGATAGACAAGAATAGTTTTGCTAATGGAATGATAGCAATTTTGACAAAGCTATATGACTGCAAAGACTTTGATTACAGAACTAAGGGTCGGGGCCTTGAGGCTGTTAGAAATCCTTGCCTATCTATTCTTGGTGGCTCTACTCTCCAATGGATCAAAGAAGCTATTCCTGTTGTTTCTATTGGTGGAGGCTTCACTTCTCGCATTGTGTTTGTGTTTCAGGAGAAGAGGGAGAAAGATGTGGCTTGGCCCATCATGTCTGAGGAGAATAAGAAGAGGGGGGAAGATATAGCAGCGGATCTCAACTACATAGCCCACAACATGAGGGGCTCTTTCGCAATGTCAGCTGACGCTCTCGATCTGTATAAGATTGAGTATGCTCGGTTTAATAAAGATAGCGATCTGTTCGATAACCCGAATCTATCTGGGTATAGTGGTAGAAGGCACATAACACTCTTAAAAATTGCCATGTGCCTCTCTGCATCTATAAAAGATAGTAGAGAGATTGATGTGCAAGATATGAAAGCGGCTATCAACTCAATCTCTCTCGCCGAGCGCCACATGCCCCGCATTCTCAATGCTATTAACAGCGAAGCTTGTGGCGACATTTGTGAGCAAGTGTTAACAACTATAATGAATAAGGGTAAGATTGACCGGCCCACACTTATACGAATGTTCAAGCACAAATTGACATCTCAACAGCTCGATGTCATTATGCAGACGCTGATAGAGTGTAGAGCCGTAAACCTAAACATTGTTGGTAGTGTGCAGCACTACACAGTTGTGGAGATAAAATGAAAAAACTAACCGGACCGCAAGTAGCCAATCCGGTTAGTTCGACAGAAGCAGCAGCCTAGGAGGCCACTCGGCTAGTAAACATCAACGTTCTTCTGCTCGCAGTATTCCATACATCTTAACAAGTAATCAAAATACTCCGGGCTGAGCCAGTACCCATCTTTCGGTACTGGCTCATTTTGTTTCAATAGCTTGGAGTTGTCTTTCAAGTTTAGAAAGCTGTGCGACGAACTCGTCAATTCTTTGTTGCAACTCGTCAGGGATAGGAAGGCCAAGACGAAGATAGCCAGAGCGCTTATTCTGCCACATCTTTTTCTCATCTTCAATCCTCGCAATTTCCTTCTTTACATTTCTAACTTGAGCACTCGCACTCCACTTATTCTTATCCACAACCTTCAGTAGCTGTAGAAAGAATAAGGCTAGTGCACTAATTGCCGCGAATATCTTTCCCACTTATCCATCTCCTAACAGCCTTAATAGCACCAGCTATAGGACCAAGTAGTAGGGCTAGTAAGATGCCGAGCGGGTTACTTGGTAGGCTCATTATTTACCTCTTCTGTACTCTTATCTCCATCTTTCGCGAACACTCCTATCAGAGCCATGAAGCCGCCTGTTAGGAGGAGTTCCCAACTTACAACTGTATTCGGATCATTGTCTAACATGTACACAACTTGCTGACTGATGACAGTAATGGCTGCGGCGATTCCCAAGACGGTAGTCTTCCAGTTTCGGACAACGGCATTCTTAACACTCGTACTCATACTACTGCTCCTTTTTGTTTGGTCCAAGCAACAGCTCGGACGGTTGTCTCTGACCAATTGCTAGCTCATGTAAGAAGCGAGCGCCTCCTGCAAATGGGACTAGCAACTCCTTACTATGTTTCATCATCCTCTTGCCCTTTGCCTGATCTTCTTCATTATCGCTAAAGTAATAATAGCCGGCGCCAGTTAGAAGTTCGATGACAGGTGGTAGTCTAATCTCTGCACTTGGGCTCGGCATGATAGACTCTCCAACTAGCTGAGTACCGAGAACAGCAGCTCCAGCTCTAGCAATAGCATACAGTGTGCCAAGCCCTTTAACAGGTCGAAGACGCTGAGCCGGTGTCATCAACTTTCCTCTCGTATCTCTTCCCGTTACAACTCTCGTCCACATTTCTCTTTGGTGAGAGAAGAAGTAGTTCTGCATCCAGCTTGTGTAGACAAGTGCACTTTTCGCTACATTCCCTCTATGTATCCAAGGCATCGAAGTGCTAAAGTACTCCCACTCAATGAGCCGAATCGCATCTCGAATCATAGGTAGCATGTCCGCTTTTGTAACTAGTAGCTCATCAAGCTTAGACTGCATGTTCCTCTTAACATACTCGTCTACAAACGTCTTTCTCTCACTCTTTGTAAGCTCTCTCTTCTCCTTTCCAATAGTAGCGCTACTTGCTCTCTCTACCGCTTCTTCCCTAATTTCTTTGACTGCGATTTCTTGTGCCCTTTTGTAGTGCTTAGACTCTTTGTCTTGTGACAGCTCATAGTATCGTCTCCAATCTTTATACCCAACTCTAACTGCCATATCCAACACTTGCTTATGTGTAAACTCCATTCCGGACGACTTAGTTGCAGCATTTACAAGCTTAGATGATAGATCATTCTCCGTCGCCGAGTCTACAGATTGTTTGTACCACGGCTGTTTAGAGACAATATCAAGTAGGTTGACAGTCTTTCCCGTCTCCGGATCTACAACTTTATCTTGCGTAACAAGTGCTTTGTCTCTAAAAGCAGCAGCAATATCTGGAGCGGAGTAGAGGTCGAAAGCTAGAAGCGTCTGTAGACTATTCCTTACACCTAAATATGGCTTGAGACCCATGCCACCAGAATAAGCTAGGGTTCGGAAGACGCTAGAGAGAGCACCAGATGCAGATGCTACTTTACGCCCAAACGGACTGAGAACAAGGTTTATGGCATCTGTAATGTGCAAAGTGTCGAGAGTGGCATCTGCCATCTTATCCACATCTGTCGCCATATGTCTAATGTCATAGCGTAGATATTTGATAGCATCATTTCTGACAGCTTCTGGCATCGGCGTATTCTGTATCTTCTTATACGCATCTACGTATGGTGTAGTTACATATGCGTCTTCATAATGATGCCGAAACATTGTGTTTAGAAGGTCTGGCAAGTTGCGAGAGAAGTGAGCAGATAGCTCATCTACAAGCTCTCTATGTTTGGCAGATGGATTAGCTATGTCTTTTGACAAGCCCTTCATCAGACTGTAGATGTACCCGGACTTGATAGGGTAGCTGCCATTCTGAACTTCCCAAGCTAACGTGTCGATGTAGTGCGGAACATACGCACCTATATCAGTAATAGGCTCTTCTCCTCTTGCCACTCTACCAACATTAGCTCTTTCAAGCGCTGTCTTCATATACTGTCTCAGCTGCGTATGTGCCGTTTTCAGATCTTCCGGATACCAATCTGGTGCATTTTCATACGCATTAAGGTGAAGGTAGAGAGCGTCTAGCGCCTTCGTCGGCCTATTCTTAATAGCCGCCCACACTTTATCGCCGGTTGAAGCACGCTTGTTAAAGTCTTGCATTGCACTAGCTGCAAGCCGGTTCATCTTCTGTACATCAACATTAGCTTGAAGCTGCCCAAACTCGACATCTTTAACAATATCCTCCCAACCTTCTAGCCTACCAACCATCCACTTAGGTGTTAGAAGCTCTGTAATACCCATAGCTCTAAATGGCTTATGTGGCCTCTCATAAGCTGTTGGGTCTACCTGCTCCTCAGCCATTTTACTAACATCTCGTATTACGTCTCGTCGTTCAGGAGTTACAATAACCCTATCTATCTTTTCCATCAGCAACTTGGTTGGGTCATTCTTCGGTGGGAGCTTGAGATCTTTTGTATAGTCTGTAAATACCTTCTCTGTAATCTCTCCTCTCTCCAACTTCCTAATTGCACTCTCTAGCGTATATAGATCGTGGAAGGGAGAGGATTTAGAGATGCGTTCGGCAAGTTCCTTGTTGGATAGATCAGCAACTGGCTTCTTCAAAACGCTGTAAGGCTGAGTTAGAGAGACGGGTCTTTCAACAGTCGACCCGCCTGTCTTCTCAAGCTTTACAAACTTGCGATTCGGTGTTCCATATATCTCACCAGGGTGTTTAGAGATTTCGCCACCAGCTGTTAGAGGCTCAGATGAAGATTCGGATACGTTCTTACCACGTACTCTCACACCTTCTATCTGTGGAGGCTCAACAAACGATCTATTTTGTGTTCTTGCTTCTGCATCATCTGCTAGTTGTGAGAATGCAGGCAGCAATCTATCCTTCGCAGCAATCATCTCTAACGTCGGGTCATAGCCCATGTCAACTGCATTCTTCTTAATAACCTCTCCAATCCGCTTAACATCTTCTCCATACACTTTCTCCCACGCCTTATATGTATAGATGTCAGATGTCTTCACATTCTTAGACATGAACTTAGACATGTCTTTAGCTTTGATAGCTACAGGATCGGCGCTACCAACACTACCGCTAATCTCAGGTAGATTCGTCTTTCCTCTTACAGCACTCCACCCACTCGCATCTGTACGAGCTGATAGTTCCCAAGCCTCAGCTGCCTCATATAACGTAGCCTTATCCTTAGCAGATAGTCCGGTTAGAACTTGCGGATACTTATCTGCAATCTGCCTCATAACGTAGCGGCCACGTAAGATGTCAACACCTTCTCCAACTGCAGATAGGCCAGTACCAAGTACGAAAGCGGCTCCTATATCATAGCCTGAGATAGGCTCGCCGGTAGACAAGTTATCGATAAGCTCCTTCTGTGCCTGTGTACCAGTAGCAGCGAGAGCTCCACTCGCAATACGAGTTGTGCGAAGACCTGTGTTAAGCTTAGATGCTACGCCAGCTGCGGCTTTACCAAACCCTCTATATATCCCACTCCACTGACTAATGTCATAGGCGAGAGATTGGAGAGGAGTTTGTTCGCCCATTCCAGTTAGACGACCATAGAGCTGACCGATGTTCTTATCATACGTTTTAAGATAGTCTCTCGGGTCAATCTGTATATAATCTTCTACCCCATCTTTTGTAACATTCTTCAGCGTCCAAACCGGATTGCCTTCTTCATCTTTCGTCTTACCTACAACAGCCATATCTCTCTGCTTAATTTTACTTTGCAATTCACGCTCTGCATACATATCTCCGAATTTTGAGATGATTGGATCGGAGAGGCCGAAGGTTAAGCCAGACATTACGCCTACAGCACCGTGGCCGACAGCGCCTGTAACGTTAGCGGCCTTATCTAAAACAGCCGCTTGTGCTTCTGGATCTGTCATGTCTGGCTTAGCTTTAGCAGCAGCTAGCTGCATCTGCTCAGCATCTAGCTCTTGATCAGCATATAAGTTGATAGTCGGCTGCTCAACTATCCCATTGCTTTCTGCAACTCTTTTCTTTGCATAGTCAGATGCAGCAGATAGTCGGCTGGTTCGACCGTACTTCTTTTCCAAAACGCTCTTTGCATAGTCTGATGCTTGTACGATAGCCATACATTACCTAACTAATAACACTAATATATTAGTTAATGTGTTAGTCTCTCAAACTACTTGTCTTCTTCTTCGTCTCATCACTCGGCTGTCTCATGCTAGTTGGAGCCATAGAGCGACTTGCCATATCTACCATCTGATCAACGGGAGAAGGAGCAAGAAGCCAAGCGTTTATCAACCCGAGTTCCTCCGCTCTCTTTCTTGTCATGATGAGAGATGGACCACCGAGAGGATTAGGCACACTCTTTCCGAATAGTTCGAACACGTCTTTGTTAATAGTTCTAAACTCTGTATTCGGGTTAGTCTGTGCCTCTTTTAAACTCGGGCCATCCCACTGTGGTGCTAGCTTAGGATTTGTTATGAGAGCTTGTGAGACGTCGCCTCTCAAAGCCCTTTGAGCCTTAACATCTTCTTTCTGCTCACTAACATTCATAGCTCTATCTTCTGCTGCTCTCACCTTATCATAAGCTGCTTGTCTCAGCTCAACTATTGCATTTGGGTCAGCTTTCTCATTTGACATAGTATCGGCTAAGTTCATGAATAGCCCCTCTATATCAATACGATCGGATGGGAGAAGATCTTTTGTTAGAGAGCCTCCTCCCGTTAGCTGATCGAACTTCTGACTTACATCCCTTTGCTTCAACTGCTGTTGCTGAATCATTGTACTATACATGTCAATCTGTGTTCTGAGAGCTCTAGACTCTGCATCTTGAGCTTGTTGCTCGGCTCTCATATTCGCTATTACCTTTTGAGAAGTAAAGAACTCTTTTTGTCCTTCTGGTCCTAGCGATTTGAGAGCATCATATTGCATCTGAGCCATATCAGCTTCAGTCGTTGCACCTCTAGCCTTTGCAACTTCAGATTGTCTTTTATACTCTTTCGTTTGTTCATCCATTGACTTTTGCAACTTAGCAATATCAGCTAATGTATTAGTGTAACTAGCACTAGCTGTACTTTGTGCAATGTCAGCTGTAGCCTTCTGCCTATCTAATCCAAGCCTTTCAACATCCAGCTCATACCCTTTCTCAAACTGAACGTTTTGCTGCTCAATTTGCTGTTGCTGAATATCCAGGCCTCTAGCTTGCAGTTCTCTTGCTTGCTGCTTATCCTCTTTCTCATCAGCCATCTTCTTCTTCTCAATTCTCTCAGCTCGGAGAGCAAGAGCGAGAGTCATAAGATCATCTCCCCATCCAGTTAGACCAGTTGGAGAAGGAACAGTAAAGCCCATATATTACTCCTTACATGGATGCTACAGCCGTAGCGCCTTTAACAATGTCACTAAGAGCGCTCCAACCTTGCATACCAACATTTTCAATAGTCGAGGCAGTAGAAAGGCCAGACGCTACATTGAGCCAAGGATTGTTCTCAGCAGACGTTCTTAGAAACTCTTTATACATCGCATCGAGAGATCGCTGCTGATTATTAACTTGTACCTCGGCTGCCTGTGCCGAACCACTAACTGCAAGGTTCGGAAGATTTGCGAGCATGTTAGCAGCACTCTGCTGTCTACCCGCTGCAGCCTCTCCACTCTCAAACGCCATCTGTCTACCACTCTGCAAGTTGTTGTAGAGAGTAGGAAGAACGGATTGACCGTAGTAGTTGGAGAAGTTCTCACTAACTCCTCTCGCAGCTAGTGTACTATTTCCCATTCCAGGAATATTATACTGCTCCTTAACGAGAGGTAAGATGTTAGACTTATACATTTCAAGAGCTGGGTTGGCAAAGTTCTCTTGCCACTCTTTCGTAATGCCAGCTGGATCGTAGACATAGGCAGGAGTTCCAGACACTTGTCCGGTCAACATACTTTGTATACTTTTGAAGCTATCAGCGGAGAAGATGTTGCTAGCAAGATCAAAAGCCTTCTGCAGATAGTCAGGTGTATCAGCTGTCAGCTGACCCGTATAAGGCGTAGCACCTGTGCTAAGACCGCTAGAGACAACTCCAGCCGTTTGATCCAGCAGCTTTCGCTGGGATGTTGAAAGTGTACTTTCACTCTTAACCTTAGAAGACGAACCTAAAATACCCATACTATCTCCTTAAACAAGCAACTTTACTAACATCACGGTTGCTCATATAGCTCAACACAGTCAGTTGTATTCATAACTCCGATCGCGTACTTTGCAGTCGCCACACTATGCCCTGTATGTCCAGACACTTTGAAAGTAATAGTCTGGCCGCTGTTGTTATACACAGTATACATTTTGCCAGCTACGGCAGCAGGAAAGACTGCATCGGCTGGTCCACTTGCAAGCGTGACTGTAAAGAGGGTACCAGCCGCTTCAGCCTTTGTCATGCTCCAAGCGGTTGTACCGCTTCCATAGCTGTGGCTAGATGCACTTGCAACAACAACTGTACCTGTAGCCTCTGGCCACGTTGCTACACCATTCGAGTCAGCTGTAGAAGGCGCTATCTGTCTGTAGTAGTTTGACCCATTATCACTGTCTTCATACATGTCAATATAGCCAGAGCTGGTACGACTATTCTTAACATATATGCCGGAGTGGAATGTAGCGGTACGACCGATAGAGTAAGATGAGCCGAAACTGCTGCTGTTGTTGATAGGATTGCTATGTGTTACTATAGTGTTAGTAGGTAAATCATAGGTTGAGCTTGTCTTTGTCCAGTACGCATTTCCCATATTTCCAGAACAAGCATGAAACTCAGCCTTGGCATCGGCTCCACTCGTTGTAAGATATGTCCAAGCTACCCAATGATTTGTAGCATTGTTCTGAACCCAACAGTTACTAAATGTTATATTACCTGGCACAGCATCAGAATCAACTTTCATAGATATTAGACAGTTGTTCGGGTCAGCTGCATTTGGCTCCATATCTTCAAAGTTGCAGTTCAGCATCAACACATTTCTTACACTATCAGCTCTAAGAGCCGTTGTATTACAACCTTGCCAAGTGCAAGAAGAAAATGTTAGCGTATTGCCAGATCTATCGTAGATGGTAGAGTTTACACCTGCCGCCTTCCAAAACCAACATCCCTCTATAAGAACTGTAAATGCAGACTTGGATGGAGTAGAGTCGAAGTCAATCGCTTGGTGCGAAGTTCTCAACGCTCCAGACTTTCCATCAATACAGTTGTACATTCTAAAATGTCCAGGCACAGTTTTAATACTAACGGAGAGATCACGTCTGAATTGACAATCTCTAAATTCGGTGTAGGCCGTATAGTACCCTGGATTATACCATCCAACACATCCAGTATCATCAGCATCAAAGACTAGACCTTCAAATATCAACTGCTCTACATTTGCAGCTGGTGTATTGTTAAAAAGAGGAGTTGAAGCTGTTAGTTGTAGAATGATAGACTTACCAGCTTCTCCCTTAAACTTGCCATAACTATCTACATCAATTGCAGATGTGATTGCGTAAGTTCCAGCCGGGAAGTACGTAGTACAGCCGACAGCAGCCGCAGCGTCATATGCTGCTTGTATAGAGTTTGTGTCATCTGTCTCTCCATCTCCCACAGCTCCGAAGTCTTTAACATTCTTATACTCTCTAAGCACACCAATCTTCATATTCCTAGCTACTGGCGTTCCCTCTGGATCATGTACCACATACCACAGATCGTTATAATCTGGAACAGTCAGCTCGGTCATGTCTTCAACCTTAAGCTGAGCCAATGCAGGTATGGAGAGAAGAGTAAGGATTGTAGCGGCAAATAGCTTTTTCATAGAAACTCGTCCTCAATATCATCCACTCTACTTCTTAAACTCTCAATCTCAACAACATTCCTCTTATTATCTTCAGCCAGTCTCCTTATCTCCTCCCTCAACCTTCTAACATAGTCAAGTGTTAGAGCCGGTTCTGACAGTATAATTTCAACAGGCACTCTCATTATTCTCTCTCTTCCTGAGTTGTATATCCAACTCTCACACTCTCCCTCAGTCTAAAATCGCTAGATGAGGATTCATAGAACTTGATACGTATCTTCCTACTCGCGACGTCTATCGGAACTCTATACGTATTCCAGCCTTCGGATATTGATATTGGAGAGTCAGCAGCGAACGTCCACGTCTTCCCATCATCTGTAGAATAGCTAAGGTAGACGTCTGTACCCGCATCTGACCGGGCGACAAAGCTGAGCCAATTCCACCTATCAACCGTTATCTCTTCATCAACTGTAATATCTTCCGTCTGGTACTCACACGTAATATCACTATCATCATCCTTACCAGTCGACTCATCCAGCTTGTAGACATAGCTGTCAGAAGAGAGAAAGACACAGATGGGAGCACCAGATTGACTATAGACGCTATCGCAATAGTCTGTCGCCTCATCGCAATACCCCGTCTGCTCAGTTGTATCATCACAGTAGTACTCTGGCTTAGCTTCTAGAACCGCCATACTACAAACGGTATCAGCAAACTCATGATACTCCCACGGCTCTCCATACATGTCGGGAGAGAGAACGTATGCAGACTTTGGCGTTACACTAGATGGAGTCGGGATGAAGAAGTAAAGCTTCTTCCTCGTCGAATCATACCCAGCTACAATCCTATCCTTATGCTCATAGTCCATCTCGCTAAACAATGCACAATCTACTCTATACCCAACGTCGTCGGAGCGATTGCTACCCGCATACTTATGCACACGTTGATCCGAGCCGATGAAGATGTGATAGTCTGTGAAAGGCCAAACGGCTCCTGGACTTATCAATCCAGCTTGGTAGAAGACAGTTGGGATACTGAAGATTGTCGATCCGCCTATATACTCGCAAATACTGATGGATTCTGTAGAGTATATGATAAGGTAGAGACCGAGCTTCAAAGCACGAGAGACAGATCCTACCGAGTCAGTAAGTGTGGTTGCTGAAGCTGTTGGCCCGGACCAGCTAGTAACATCACCAGCTTCTGCAAACGCCAACCCTCTCGCTCTCTGACTTCCATCATTGTAGTTGAAGAGGAAGAAGTGGTTGTAGAACTCAACGATGTCAAGACAGTTCGCGAAGTTAGGAAAGGCATGCCTGAGAGTCGCAAGTCTACAGCCGGCATTACCTTCGTAAAAGTACAGATCGTCTATGCCATTCGTTAGTACAGCTGCCGTACCTCCATTATTTGTGAAAGCTGTACTATCGGTAACAACAGCAAATCTAAACTTATTATCCTCTCCACCCGTAAAGCTAGTACCACTTGCTGGTTCGCTAACAAGTAAAGATTGACCATCCGGCGTCTGTATCGTTATGCTATCTGGCGTGTATACAGTCCTAACTGTCTCCGGTGATATGTCATCCCAAGCGTCGAGAGTTGCATTATACTCGTAAGCATTCGTACTAGTGAGAGCGATAAGATGGCTGACGCCAGTCGCATCTACGTACTTATAGAGACCAGCACCAGTTCCAGAAAGTGGGAGGTTTGTACCAAGCTTATTATACCCCAACCTCTTCCTAATGCAAGAACTCTCCACAACAAAGTTCTTCATGTATGGAGAGAACTGACCGGAGAAGCCGACGGGCTCGTCATTCTTATTCAACCCGCCTATCCTCTGGCCAATTCTATTATATGCAATAGGAATCGTGATATTATCTTGCATGGCTCACCTATTAGAAGACGACAGCAACGACCTTCAAATATCCACTCGTCTGCGTTCTCTCAGTCCCGCCTGAGTCTCTATATCTAGCTACACCATTCGCTCCAGTTCGGATAATGACATTTGTAGCGTTTAGGTCAGCTAAGCAAGAGAAGTAGTCAGATGCCTCTCCATACCCAACCATAGCTACATGGCCACTACCATCTGAACTATTCGAGTATAGCACTTGCACAAGGTCTGGAACTACTCCAAGCCCATGTGCTTTCGTATATGCTAGATCTTTCGTTACAGAGAACCAGTCGGAGTCATAGACAGCCGGAGCATTATCTACAACAGTATCATCTACATACAACTTGTTAGCCACATCTGTAAATGTTGTAGGTGTGTTTTTCTGTTTCAACTTCAACATCCCGCTTGTTGCAGGTTGGTAGAGGCTGAAGAAGGACGTATCCAACTGCCCAATATGTATGACCTGTCCAGATTGGGTACCCGTACTAACATGGGCTGCGTTAAAGCCCTTGAAGTCTATAGCTTCGCTAGCATAGACGCGAGAGACAGATGCAGCTTGCCAACCTGTCGATATGCCAGCGCTAGTTGCAGCATATACTTTTATAATGTTGCTGGAGCCAGTTAATATGGAAAGCCGGCCATTGTCGGAAGTGTCAGCAGTAGAGAGGTTGTTGCCTTCCGGATCAGAAGTTGGAGTTTTAGATTGTAGATATACCCGAACTGCACCTTGCAAATGCTGACCACCTGCTCCACTCGTACTAGGCTGTGCATGCTCCTTAGCTATAATACTTTTTGTTGCCGACTTAACATCTCTAATCTCCTGAGGTACATCTTTCCTCAGTATATGATCGATAGGCTCAGAAACATCCCAGTTATTATTTCCCATATCTTTTACCCAACTAATAACATTATGTTAGCAGTTAAGGCCGGCTCCAAAGTTCAACATTTCCATAGTTCGGATGTCCAACTATTAAGTTCTTGACAGCAACGCCAGATGCAGCTACAGCCGGAGCACCTGCGGCCGTAGCTTTGAACATCTGAGCAATATCCTTCTTATCCTTGTTGATTGCAGAAAGAAGAGAACCGCCAATCTTATTTTCCACATAGTACTGAGGTCCGAGGGCTAAGTTGAGCCAAGCCGTTGCCTTATCATAATTCTCAATAGCCATGAAGACCATAGCAGTTGCGTATTGAGTTACAAATGTATCAAGTAGTGCAATCGGGCACTCGGTACTATCGCTACTAAACGTCTGCGTCTTTGAAACCGTCAGGCGAAGAGACAGGCCGGAGTCAGATGGCCGCTCGAGATAGATAAGTGTACCTCTCCTAATGCCGTTAGATGGCCACCCCTTCTCATTATCCTCTGCGTTTACAACGTGCAAGTTCCACCAAGCCTCATTCTGCAAACAGAATATCTTATTCTGCACCCCACTTGTCTCAACAACTGTAGCTGAAACAACGTCGAGAAGGTTGGTGATTGCAGAGATGTCGACGCTTAGTGCATCTTCAACTATTACAGTGTCTTGATCGAAGGAGAGAGAGTCTTTGAAAGCATGACTTTCGAGTGCCACTTTCAGTGCCTCGTCACACGCACTCTCTATAAGCGACGCCTTCTCCGTCCCTCTACCCGTATTAAGATGGACAGCGGTTTTAATCTGTGCTCTAGTCTTTGCCATCTTAGAATCCTGCAATTTCTACTATGCAATCGGCTTGGAAAGTGCCATAGCCATGAAATAGGATACCTCTGTACCCGCACAGATCAAACTTAATTCTCGCTATCCTATCGGCAGCACTATCAACGACGGTTACAGAGTTGCTCCAAGTATTCGTAGCCGCAATGGTATCGACATACAACTTGCCAGTCACCGCATCACTTGCGTTAATTTCAGCTTGCAGGCCACATGTAAGATCTAGGTCTGTGATTCTAGTAAGATTGTTATCTACAAGCGGACCTTCAACTTCTCCAGCTCGAACAGCAAAGATCTCCAGATCAGCCGTCTGATTGTTTGTAGGCATTAGAAACCTAACTTCAATACCATTGATACCTTCGCTAGAGATGAATGTAACGCAGTTTGTGAGCAGGATAGATGTTGACCAGCTACGTTCAGTAACGCTAAGAGCACTATCTCCATTAGCGGTTGCAGATGCAACAGTTCCAACTCTAGTCCACTCATTCTGCCTAGTGCACATAGAGTACTTTTTAGAGTTGTGTCGGCTTCTATACGTCATTCTCTTACTCCTTAAGCAGTAATTGCCGTCAACTCACGATACACGCCAGTTGCTGGTTCGGCAGCTGCTATATACACATTGTCGTTTGTAGTGTCGAGAATAAGATCGTTGGTCTCCATACCAGTAGTGTAAGCACCAGTTGGTGCCCCGGCACAAACCCAAACGTGCTTCTTAAGTCGGTTGATAGTTGCATGACCGGTCTTCCCCTCTACAGCTTTCGTGTGATCAGTCATGATAGCAATGATCTTGCAAAGTACGCGTTCCTGATTCTGCGGCATCGAAGGTGTTGCCATACTAATAACTCCTTATAGCTTCAATAACTCTCTTTACATCTTCCGCATCTAGCCACCAGCCGACCGGAATATTAACTTGTCGTTCGGAGAAGTACTCAAGACCAGACATGTCTGTATCTCTCAACGCACCTCTAAACATCGTCTTCTTATCATTCCTTACATGAACTTCAGAGCACTCAATACCCTTCATATCCATATACTTTACAAAATCGTCTCTGTCATCCATCAAGAGTGGGTACAGCCAATATGTGCTGTTGAAGAGAGAAGAGGGTGTACAGTACTCTACACTATCATCATACTCGGCAGCATTACTCGCTGTATCAAAGAGAATGTCGTTGAGATGCTGAATGTTACAGAGGCCGATAGTTGCAGCTATATCATTCATATGCCACTTATACCCGGCCTCAATCGGGTCTTGCGAGCAGCGGAGAGCTAAGCTGCCAGTTCGGTCTAGCCCGAACCATCTCAACAACTTAGCTCTTTCATAGTCCTCCTTCTTCTTACATACCAGCACTCCACCATCTCCACACGTTACATGCTTGATAGCTTGAAAGGAGAAGCAACAAAGGTCACTGTCTTCTCCCACATACCTACCTGGAACGTCACTAGCTCCGCCAAAAGCGTGAGCCGCATCTTCTATCAGCCTAACACCGTGTCTCTCAGCTAGCATTCTAAGCGCTAGTGTATTGCAGCTCTGTCCAGCCCAGTGAACGCAGAGGATAGCTTTGATATTCAAGTGACTGTATGTCTTCAGCAACTCACTAACACTATCGACTGATATATTGCCAGTTGTTTTATCTACATCTGCCCAGATAACATTAGCACCTAAGTTAAGAATCGGTTCATTCGTCGCAAGACAGGTCATAGGCGTACTGATAACATATGTACCCGGTCCAACACCTGCAAGCTTTAGCGCTAATGTAATAGCTGTAGTACAACTGTTTACAGCTACAACGTATGTAGAACGAGTAGTGTCACATATTGCCTTCTCAAACTCCTGAACCTTCTTGCCTTCTCCAATATAGCCAGAGTGCAGAACTTTCGAGAGCTCAGCATCGACACTCTTACTCATGAAGACTTTGAACAAGTTTATCCTGCCCGTTGTCATTCTCATTCTCCTAACATATCTCTATAGATGTCTACAACTTTATCAATGTGATACGGCTTAGCCTTTTCCACAAGCTGATGCCGAATGTCAACATCCAGCTTCTTAACTCTCTCAATGTGAGAACAGATGTCATCGATAGTGCGACCAGTCAGGTATGGAGAGAACTCTCTCATATAGCTGATCTCTGGATAGCTGACAGTCGGAATGCCAAAGCTAGCGGCATTCACAATCTTGAGCGGATTCTTCAACTCCGGTGGCATACCTACAATGTTACGAGGACTGCGAAAACAGAGCTGAATGTCAATCGTCTTGTAAAACTCTACAACATCTTCTCTCGTCGTACTATCATCTACAAACTTGCAGACGAACTCAAGTCCGAGCTTGTCAAGAGCAAAGCCAACAGCATCGAAAGGAAGATCGAAGCACTCCTTATACCCAACGAAGCCAACGATCTTAGCAGTCCTGTGCGGAATTATAAAGTTGTCAAAGTTACAGTGATGTTCGGGTACATAGAATACCTTATTCTCCAACCTAGCTTCAATATAATCAACAGCTGTCCGGCTAATAGCTAGAACTCGGATGTTCGGATACTTCGCTAAGGTTGGAAAAATAACATCTGAATCTACAACATCCACAAAGATGTTATACTGTCTATACAACTCCTCTATCTCGACAGGGAAGGTTTTGACAAAGATGAGGTTCTTACACTCACCACTCGGTGGTTCGTTGACTGCACAATCTAGCCTATCTGCGATCTGATAAGCTCTTATCAGCCGGCTAGCATACGTATTGTGAGAGTAGAAATTAGTTTTAGAGTTCAGATGCATAGTAATACCCCTGCCCATTCTTCCCTATATCTTCACTCTTTCTCAACACCTTATCAGCCATATTCATAGCATCGGCTGTTTGTGGATATACCACCTTATCCATCCCCATATGGCCTATCAATACCCTAGTATCAATCCAGCACTTCATTCCTTTCTCAACAAATGCTTCACAAAGATTGATGTCGCTACGAAAGTTAAACTTCTTTCCATCCCCTATATCCACACATGTATCACGAAAGTAAGGTTCTTCAAGCTTCTTCAAACAGTCAAGGTTGATAAGTGTACAGCCGAAGGCACACACTCTTACCTCGTACAGTCTGCCGTCAAGGGGAAGGTCAACAGGATAGTACTTTCCATTTATTTTCTGGTACCCAACCTGTTGATAGCCTTCCCCTTTCTTGCAGACTAATCCAGACACCATAGCTTCGTCTTTAGTCTCCCAAAGACAGTTTAGCATTTCGACTGGAAGAAGATGATCGCCATCTATGAATAAGATGTGACTGCAGTTTTCGTCCATAGCCCTCTGTACAAGACGGTTTCTGGCATCAGCTGCATCTAACCCCTTCTTCCCAAGCCAAACGATTTGGTACTTTGAACACCACTTGCTAAAGCAAAACATGTGGTTAAAGTAAGCCATGAAATCTAAGTTGTTAAAAACGTGAGAACACACACAAATAGGCCGGCTGCTTTCTGTCATAAGCTAGCTCCTATCCAAGACAGTTAACGTAGACAACACAACTGTTAGCAGTAGCTGCACCAGTCGTTGCGAGCGCAGAACACAGACGTACGTGCCGGATTGGAGAAGGATAGCCAGCAGTAAACGTAATCGGCTTATCCCAACCGCCTACGTTAGTAGCGAGAGAGACCTGTCCCTGGACAAGAGCAGTTGTTGCCTGATAGACAGGAGTAGTCATAATGCCTTTCACTCTAACCCAGCCATGATCGCCAGTAGAAGCTCCAGACGCTGCAATAGCCGTGTGAGGAACGCCAGCCGGCAAAGTAACCAATCCGGTAGCTGCACCAACTCCATCCGGTGCGATGATACGTTGACCAACAGCAGCTGAAACAGACGTCAGCCGCTCAAGGCAAGAACCTCCAGCCGACAAAGCAGTAGTGCCGGAGTTCTTAACCCACTTATCCACATTACCTTTCTCATCAAACCGCAGATTGCCAAGGCCTTCGACATCCGTAGTTCGCAGATCGGTAAGTGCAGTTTCAAACAGCACTTTTTGAGCCATACAACATCTCCTAATGTTAATTGTAGAATGTTAGCTAGCGTACTCCATCGCCAAGTGACGGCGAGGTTCTGCAGTCAGAAGACCGGTCGTCATGCAGACAATATATGCGACTCTCTCAAACTGGTTAGCCGTGTTCATCCACTCAGTCATATCGAACCACACGTTCGGATCGTAGACGCACTCAATCTTCTTCATATTCAGCATGTGCATATGAAGTTGTTCCTGCTTCGAAGAGTACGTCATGGTCGCACCTTTGAAGGTGAAAGCATCAAAGCCGAGATCGACAGCCTTCTTCGTAAAGCCGTTCATAACAATCTGCGACTTATCCGCTGCCTCATCTTCATACGACTCATACATAGACTGGTTGGTGATGATGAAGTCAGGCGGCTCAACTCCAGCCGTCACACTATTATACGCATGACGCATGTCTGGAACAAGGTTAAGATCGTATGGAGCGTTAGTAGGACCAGCGATGAAAGTAGACTTAGTTTCAGTCGCCCCACTATACATAACCCAGTTTCGCCACCAAGCGTTCGTTCTATCAATCCCACCGTTAGAAGTTCCAGATGCCTGACTATCACTAGCGGAGCCAGAACCGACAGCAGACTCAGCCGTGTAGAGAGGACAAATGTCATAGAGACCATTCGGCTGAGGCGGCTCGGTACTCTGATAGTAAGCGGTCCACCGCATCAAGAAGCTTTCCATATCCTGGACGAGAGCATTGCGAGCAGCTTCAATCTGGCGAGTCAGATAGCTCTTAATCTGATACTTACCAGCATTGATAGCATCTTTCACCAGCGATCGGTTAAGATCAACAGTGAAGTAACGCCAGTTCCAGGTCGCAGCCGTGTCCAGCTTCGGAATGCTCTGTGTAAACACAGTCCCATCGACAAAACGCTGAGTACTCTTAGTCCCGTACCCGATCGTCCTCTCAATGTTATTTCCACCTACCTGAGGGGTAAGGCAACCAAATTCCTTGAGAGCCAGCCAAAAGATGGTAGCCTCAAGCACGTTATCGATAACGTCTTCGCGAATCTCTTGCCAAGTATTCGCCCAGTCGTCATCAATAGTTCTAGTTTGGATCGGGAGAACTGCCATAGATATCTCCTAAAAACCTTTACTGTTTACGCCTTGCAAGTACAACATCGATCTTATCTGACAATAGCTTTCTAAAGTCCTGGCGTGGTTGTCTCCTAATTTCACTTTCTTCTTGCCGTCCACCTTCATCTTCCGCAGACGCTTTTCTACCACTAATACGCAGAGAGTCAAACTGGCTAGAACGAGTAGCCGATCTAGAAGGTCTCTCACTTTCAACAATATCGTTAGGAATGCCAGCTGCAGCTCGGTTAGCCTTCACAAGGCGATATGCCTTATCAAGTGTCAGACCGGGCGTCTCGTTCATCTCCTTATGCACGTCATCTGCAACATCATCCCAATCACTAAACTTCGTTCGTGCCTCTTGAACGCCAAGATGCCCAATGAGCTGACCAACAATCTTCTGAGTACCTTCAAGCTTCTTCAAGAATCCATCTTGCGAAGCTTCAAGCTTTTTAGATAGAGATTGTTCGATGGAAGAAGAATGATTGGAGAGAGCCTCATCAACAACCTCTGCCATGACGTCAAGAAGCTGTCGCGGAGTAAGGCTATCAACTTCAGTCGTCTTAGCTTTCGCCTTACGAACCGGCTTCTCTTCTTCGTCATTCAACTTGTCAAGCAGAGCTTGGACAGACTTATCCTCCTCACTATCTTTGCTGTGTGCTGACTCTTCCAACATCTTCAACCTAGCTTCCATCTGTGTACTCTTACTTTTTTCCTGCTCCAGGAGTGCCGCCGTCTCGCTTAACTTCTGCACCAGCAGCTGGGTTTCCTGACTCTTTTCCTGCCCGTTCTCCTGATTCGACTCTGCCGTCTTCTTGTTGTTCTTTTCCATTTACTGCTCCTTTAACAATCCTACGTTCGTGTTGATACTCCTTAACCTGCCTTCTATAACTCTTCTCGATGGTCTTAAGAGCCATAACAAACTCTCTTTTTGGAATGTGAGCCCCATCGAAAGTTACAGAGACACCATTTGGACTAACTACACATGTAATCTTACTCATCCTTTCTCCAATCAGTGAGCTGCATCTATATACCCGCCCGTCTTCTTCTCCCAATCAATCATCTCATTTTTAGAATAGAACGTCTTGCCACGACAACTAACGTTCGAAAGATGTATACCGTCAGATGGAAAGACGTGAGGTACTGACATAGTCACCTTCTTCTCCATCTTTACGCTACAATCAAAACAGTTGGGGTTCGGAGCTGAGTGTGAGAAGACAAGAACGTTTAACAGCTCTCTCCCACACTTCGGACACTTGTAATCGTAGATTGGCATTACTGCTGACCTCCACCACTACCAGTACTAGGAATTGTAGGGAGTGCCGCTCCGGAACTGTTGGCAGCACCTGCGGCACCCCCACCTCCGGGCAGGAGATTCTCAAAGTGCGGATCATTAGCTGCATCGGTAAGAAGCTTGAAGAGTGCTTGCAAGTTCACGCCCGGTATGACTGCAAACTGTGTCAGAACCTGTAAGGCCTCAAACTTACGTTCGGCCTTCGACAAGCTACGTTTTGTAGAGAGTGTCATGTCATAAGCATAGTCACTTTCAAGCTGCGGTCCGGTTGCAGAGACATACCCACTCTCAATCATTATATCTCTAGGCGTTGTCCAGAACTTAAAGATCAGCTTGTTAAACTTATCTATGGCGTCGAGATAGAGATCGACAAGGCCAGAAGAGCGCTTGTTCGTTCTAAGCATAGAGCCCTCTCTCGCAAACGTCGCCTCTCTAGCCGTCCTCCTACTACTTGCATCAAACTCGCCAAGCTGATTGCGAGAGAAGCCAACCATATCTCTCGCGTCTCTCCTATTGTTCTCGGACATCATACCAAAGTCCATCATCGAGCCTTGAGGGAGAGGCACGATGACCTGTCTAAGATCCATGCTAGAGCCAGTCTTAGCCTTAACATACCCGCCAACATCGGCACTCATAATGCGAGTAAGGTCTTCCTCACTAATCACATTCTCTCTAACAAGGAACTTCAAGTTGTTAATTCGGCGGTGCTTCTCGGCTTGTAGAGATATATCAAACTGCGTAGCTTGAATCTGGCCTAAGTAATAGGAGAGAGGCGTAGTCCAGAAGCTACGCGGGTGCTTCACAAAATCGCCAGCTACAAATGGAAGACCACCAATCGCGAGCTGCACAGCATCTACCGTCTTACGCAGAAACTTATCATAGTCTCTCGTCACGACAAAGATCATGCCACTCGCTCTGTCGTGAATCTCCCAAAGCTCGGTATATGCACACTTCCTATTCTCTCTCTGTGTTGCAGCCGAGTGCTCAGTATATCTCATTCTCTGAGCACCAACATTCTTATACGACTGCATGAAGCTTTCCATCGAGATGTCCGGCTCCAGCCTCTTCGTGTTTATATACTTCGGATCATTCTTCAAATCCTCAGTTAAGCGTATGATCCGGTGAGCACACCAAGGGGCTTCATCCAGATAGACAGAGCCCCACGGAACGACAAAGTCATGCGGCAGTACTTCTCTCACCCAAGGCCAGCCCGGCTTAATGTCATTATACTCAATCCGATTCCCACTCTTATCAAACTGAGTAAGAGACATGCCCATCATATTCGGAGCTTTGCCAATATCGAAGTATGGAGACCACCCATACTCGCTATCATACCCAATCTTCAAAATCTGCTTACCATACAAGTACCCATTCAGAAGTGCACCATCACACGCCCTCTTCAACTTCGTTCTCTTAATGAGTTGATTGTCCAAGTTCTCAACTATAAGAGCGGTGTTAAGACCAAAGCGGGTAGATGCTGCAACCAGCACTTCTGGGTCTGGCACAATTAGAGAGCTGGTAAGAGAGTCACCATATGAATAGATCAAATTCGGACCAATAGCCGTATCGCTATCTGGATCATTCATGTAGCTTTTCTCTAAACTATCCCACTTCTCCTCTCTAGAAAAGCTTTTTCTAAACTCCAGAGCGTTATCAATTTCTGTCAGCCATTCTTCAGGTTTAAGCATCGTTCACCTAGTTATAAACGTATTGCCTACGTTCGTTAACTCTATCTTTCATATTTCCTATATCATATGGGTAGGTCTTTGTCGTTGTAGAGCGCTGTCTAAGCTGTGCAAGAATGCTTTTGCCAGAGAGAGGGTCTTCTATCAGCTCCTTATTCACAGATTTGACGTAGGTAAGAATGATATCATTCCACTTTGAAATCTGCATACTGAGAGCGTCAGCTACGTCATCGTGTCCAGATGCAGTCGGGTGTGCTAACAGCTCTCTTTCCAAAGTATCCATTTCGGGTTTATGCTTAACCCTCCTCGCATTGTAAAAAGGCTGAAGACCGTTGATACGATCGATTTTAGAAGCCGCCCCACCCTTAAATTCCTCGATTAAGAACAAGACGTTTAGAGCCTTCTGCTTCTGCTCCACCCAGTACTTTAGCGTTCGCTGGTAAGATACAGCTTCGATAAGTACGATAACCGGCCTGAAGAGAATATAGTGAGAGAAGACCGTATCAACTTGCTCGCCCGGATTCATTCTACGTCTATCGTAACACAGAACAAAGATCTCGCCCGTTGAAGGTCTGATGCCTGTTGTCAACACAACTGTATAGTCTGGATCAGCCGACTTCTTAGGGTCGGCGGATGCAGGATCTACAGATGTTATACAGACAAGGTCTGTCGTATCTACACTATCATAGTAAGTCATCCACTCTCTTCTAAACACTCGGTCAGACGATGAAGTCGGACTATTCATCATCAGTGTAGCAAACATGAAGGGGCCGAGGGCACGTTCCAGCTCTTCAAGCACTTCTTCCGAAAAACGTTCTGGCCAAGCCGGCACTCCGCCTTCATCCTTATTCGCTGGCTTCCCATCCTTCTCTCTCACAGAACGAGTAAGAACAACGTAGTTCTTAAAAGTATTTATAATATGTCCTATGAGGTCCTCTTCTGCCCATCTTGTTCCTACCACTACAATTTGCGACTTGAGCGGATGGATGAGAAGGGGCGTTGCAAGATTGTGCCAGCCGATTGACTTAGCAATCTCAAGTGCTGTCGGCACTTGCAACTCGGCTCCCATCTCATCTTTTTCCGGCGACACCGTATCATCTTCTATAATAACATCGTAGTGACGAGAGATGACAGCTGTACCCACACCAGCCGCTTCGAACGTACCTTCCGGATCAGTAGATGTTCTATTTACAGTTAGACAATCGGTACGCCAGACAGATTGTGCAGTGGGAAGGATGTCTGGAAAGAGAGCTCTGAACAAGACGTTCTTCTCAAATATCTGCTTAATACTATTAAGTTTCTTAACAGCATTCCCATAGCTATTTTGACAGATGAGAATGCGGACGTTTGGCGTATTGATAGCTCGCCAAATGGCATAGACAATGATGATTGTGGACTTAAACCAAGTACGTGGCATGACAAGAACGATGCGATTGTTATGCTCAAAATCGGAGAGACGCTGTAAGAATGGGAGATGGATGTCTTTTGTAAAGTCCGTGTATCCAAGTATAACGCGGCCAAGAAAGAATGGACTCTTCTTACACTGAGCACGAAGCTTATCCAAAAGCTCCTTATTCGCATCATCTGATAACACATTGTTATCAGTTAATTGTTCCAGATCTCTCTCTTCTTGCTCTGTCACTTTATAGCCCCTGATCCCATAATCCGGACAATGATACTAGCGATTGTAGCGCCTGAGCCAGCTCCAAAGACAGAAGCAGCAATGAGGAAACCAACCAACAGCTTCTTACCACCCATAAGATACAAGCCGTGCGGACAAGTCTGCTTATGCGTCTCTATCACTTTTGCAAGTACCCTCTCAATAACTCTCTCAGCTATCAACTCACATCTGTCATCGATTGCTCGCTGTTCCTCTCGCGTTAATGGCATTAAGAAACTCCTAATAACGACCAGCAGGTTTATAGTACATGTAGAAGAGCCACTCTTCAAAAGTCATATTGTTAAGAGAAGAAAGCTCAGTCGCAGGTCCGAGTTGTCCTTCTCCACTCGGTCCTTGCTCAAGAGCATTAGTCGTAAACTTCCACACTGCACCATCTTGTACAAGAGCTGTATCTAGCTTATTTGCGATTGCTAAAATCGCAGCCTCTTCAGTATCCAAAAAGTTATCTACGGTGTCGAGTGCCGCGGCGGTCGCCAGAGCCGTATCACTGCCGGCCAACAGCGTGCGGAGTTCCGTACTCGTGTCGATCTTTTCGGCGGCAGTTTTCGCGGCGCCAGCATCGCTCTTGACAGACGCGATATCCGCGCTGATTGACGCACCGACAGGTGCTCCAAGCGTGGTGTTGGCTGTTGCAATCAAAGTGTCGATACTTCCGGCACTAGCCGCCCCGGCCGACGGCGCAAGTTTCATCGCATCGCGAGTCTGCTGAGCCGTCAGACCAGAGCCGGTACCCGTTGGGGCCTCCTCCACAGCGTTCGGATCAAACTCGTACTCCGCACCATCGGCACGAATCATGCTATCCAACTTTGCGGCAAGAGCATCAAGCGCAACTAGGATAGGATTCTCGTCTAGAACATCATTCATGTCGCTCGTTGTCCCGATCCCGGCCCCAGCGGAAACGTCATGGATGGCCACTTCCATCAGATCGTTGGCATCAACTGGAAACTTTGCCAGAATCGCGGTAAGGGCCGTGGAAGATAGTTGAACAGGTGTATCGTTAGGATCGAAGGAACTGGAGCCTGAAGGCGCATTCTCTACTGCAAGTGCCGTGAACTGGTATCCCGTGGAACCATCCGATTCCAACATAGTGTCTACCTTGTTGGACACAGCGATGATCGTGTCCTGCTTGCTTTCAAGGGCAAGGTCGGCCTGGATCTCCGCAATCGTGGCCATCCTCTCGCGGATCACGGCTTCTCGCCAGACAGTCACCATTCCCGTGTGGCTGATCTGAACGAGCAGGTTCGCCGTGTCGTTGGCATCCGGTATGGTCGTGGCCCCGGATTCGTCCATCAAAACAACGTAGCAGCCGCCCGCCTTCTCAGTCACGGTCGGAGTCGTCATAGTTGTGAGCGTTCCGCCATTCACGATGTACTTGACGGTGAATGTAGTGCCACCTGTGAACGCCGCAGTTGGGTCTGCGCTCTGCATCCCGACGAACTGAATGACTTGATCAAGGCTCCCATTCGGGATCTCTGCGGCGTGTGCCGCGCAAATCACGAATGGCAGTACGAGTGAAAGAAAGATTCGCTTGTTCATTGAATTTCTCCATTGATGGGCCAATCGATGACGCCGTTGATTGGTTTATAGTTCGTTTGTGGAAGCTCAGATGCCATGATCGGAATTCGACCGCGCGCATTTACTATACGGAAAGGACTAAAGCTAATCTGGACAACTTCGCTCTGCGACAGGACTCGATCATAGAGCATGGCCCATGCAATTTTACCCTCGTAATCTTTGCTCCCTCCCGCTTGGCCCTGATGCCCGATGTGGAATGTAACCTTCGCATCCTGTGCGCTGCTGTTGGCGGTCGATCCACGACTCAGAGGTATGCCGTCCACATAGAACTGAGACGTAAGGACGTCATTTTGCCCGGCCCCAGGACAAGTCACGGCAACCGTCGCCCACTGTCCGAATTTCGGGTACGTGCTGAAAAAGGAGAAGTTGCCCGATCCGAGATAGAGCAGCGGATCTCCGCCTCCATACCGGAGTTGGAACTGACTATATTCCGAGGCTCCTGACGCCCACCCAAACAGTGTATTGGCGGATGCATCCGTCGCATTGATCCTGGCAACAAATGTCCACGCGTTGGGGAGGACACTCGTCCGACTCCCGCAATCCACAGCCTCATATTCTGTGTCGGCAAATACGAGACCGTCAGGCCCCCACGTCGGCAGGGCCGATCCAACACCGTCGTATAAATTGCCGTGGTTCTGGTTCCCGCTGAGGTCGAAGACTGTTGCTCCCACCCTCTCGTTGAGCAGCCAATATCCAACCAGACCTCGCGAGAACGGATCTGTCGTTATGAGAGTCGATCCCCTCATGGGCTTCTGGTTGCTGGAACCCAATCCTTGCGACTGGACGGCCAGGATTAGGAATAGGATGGCAAGTAGCTTTCTCATCAGTTGCTTGCTCCCGTCTTGCCCTCCCAGTAGGTCCGGACGTCATGCGTATCTGTTGATCCGGACTGCTTCACCCCGACGCTAAAATAATGGCAGTCCGTGACAGTGAACGAGATCCGCTGCGGGTCTACAGACTTGTCCCCTTGCATTGCCCAGACTGCGGTGGTGTCCCGTGTATCCGTCGAATTCGTCCGATGCCGATAAAGCGAGATCGTGACCTGATCGGTAGGCGTCGAGTCGTAATTGACCTCGACATAGACGATCGCACCTGTGTTGCCAGAGGTGTCCATATTGACGATACTGCTATATTCCTCTGTTGTCCCACTGAGCGTTGAATAGCCATCCGCAGTTCCTTCGATCTGAGTCAAAGACGCAGGCCAATCTTCCGTGATGGTCGCCCCAAACAGGAAGCCACACAACAGCACCAAAATGGCGATTCCCGCGAACTTTACTTTACGATTCCGCAACATGCCAATACCCTTTCACTTGGTGAACATGAAAAATTTTGTTGTCTCAGCGGGTTCTGCCGGGGGCGATCCCCACGACCCGCCTGTCTCGATATAGACGTTGTCTGATGCGTTCCCCGAGAACGTGACGTTCGTCGCATATCCAATCGAATTGGGGCCAACATAGACCCCATATCTTTCGCTGTCAGAAATGGTCGTGTCCGAAATCCACGCGTGAGACCCGGCTGATTGACCGAGAAACAGATTCATGGCAGTTCCGCCATATAGCGTCGTACCGGAAACCATAGACCCAGACATGAATGCGTAGGTCGAGTCGAGCTGGACTCCGATTTGGGCATTGTCGTGGATGACGGAATCCTGTATTTGGACACTGTGGCCCTGAAACCATATCCCAAATCGTCCACAAGCAGTTACGTTGCAGTCCGTGACCGTGAGATTATCCGGCGCGTAATCGATCAAACCCCGGTCAGTGACTGTATTGACAGTCACATCGTAGAAATGAACGTTCGTTCCGCCGCTCCCGTAATACCCACGGTCTCCGATATCTTCAATCAACGTGTGTTCAACCCGCAACTGATCGCCCGCAAAGCCGTAGATGCCGTAGTCTGTAGCGTCTTCGATCGTGCAATTGACCACCACAATGTCGCTATCGCTTTCCCGAAGGTCCAGCGTCTCGCCATAATTGCGGAACGTCAGGCCGTCGTACACAATGTGAGATCCGCCCTGGAACGCTTCTGGACTGCTGAACGACTGGCCGTCCATGATAGGGGCTTCACTCGGGTATGCCTTGAAAACGATTGGGCTTCCTGCTGTCCCAGAGTTCGGTGTTGCTTCCTCGGCGTAGGTGCCTGCGCGAATCAAGACCATCTGGCCCGCAGTCAGGGTTGTGGCTGCGTGCTGAATCGTCGCCCAGGCATCTCCTGCCGTTTGGCCATTGTCACTATCGCTGCCTGTTGCTCCGTCCACATAGAAGATGTTCGCTTCATCTGTTGGGGCCGTGTAGGGAGTCTCTGGCAGCACGGTGAACGTGATCGCCTGGTTCGTACCGGTCGCAGGATCGGCAGCTCGCACGGTGACTGCGTGGTCTCCGACCTGCTCTGCTGTCGGGTTCCAGGAGACAATCCCGGAACCTCGCCCAATCGTCATGCCTGTCGGCTTGCCTGTCGCGGTAAAGACCATCGTGTCGCCGTCGATGTCCGTGAAGTGCAGGCCGTACTTCCAGACCCGTCCAGCGACCGCCGTGTAGCCGGTGATGCCACCGTAGACCGGGGCTCTATTCACGTTGTTCACCACGATTCGGATTGTGGTCGTATCGGCCGGTTCGGCGAAATACTCATCTGTCACAGCTACTACGACGTCGTACGCCTCGCAGGGATCAGCAGTGTTTCCGCCTTGGGTATAGGTTGGCGTCCAGGTGAAAAGGCCGGTGCTTGAATTGATGGCCATTCCGTCCTCCACGCCAGAAGACAAGAAGAAAAAGCAGTCATCACTCTGCGAGTCCGTAGCAGAGAATTGTATGGATAGATCCGACCCTTCATTGACGCTCGAATACGATGGAGGCCCTGCGGGGGGGTCTGTGAACTCAGGGGCCGTATTGCCCGGATTGTCCACGCGTTCGTAGGCTCCAATGTCCCAGTCGTCGCCTGAAGGTCTGCACGTCCCAGCGAAATCACTGGGACACTCGTAGCCAAGATCGCCCATAATACTGTTGGAGTCTTCGATTCCAACTCCGGCCTCCAAGGCAGGGCTCGACCCAGTCAATTGGAACATGCCGGATTCGGCACCGAAGAACAGCGGGTCTTCATCGGTGATTGCGTTCGTATTGGCGTGCAAGCCGTTGTCCGCTTCGACATTGCTATAGAACAAGCAATGATCGGCATCTACCACGTTGACAGCGGCTCCATCTACTCCGATCCCCTCATAGCCACTATCGGAGATGATCGCGTTGATGATATGGGAAGTGACAGGAGTCGTATCTCCATTGCCACTTAGGGCTCGAAATGCGATCCCCTCCTCCCCGCTGCCGTCGATAGTGCAATTATAGATGTCAACACGAGCCCCTTCGTTCACCTTGATCCCGGTCTGAAGGCAGTCGTAGAAGACGCAATTGATGAATGTGTAATCGCAGGCTCGATAAGCGGGGGATTCAGGTGACGGCCGCCGCCAACACTTCACATTGCATCCACCGGACTCGTCGTAGCCCTGGCCGTTGTCATGGCCCTGGCCATGAGCTATGCAATTGACGACGAGTACATTCGTTCCATTCAGGTCGAACCCATCCCCAGAGTTGTTGATGGCTGAGCATTCCTTGAAGGTAATATTGTCGCAGTTGTACTGGACCGTGAATCCGTCCGAAGAACTGGTTCCGTCGCTGTCCGTGTTGTTATTCGACTGCACATTGTCCATCAGGACGTTCACACAGCCATCTCTAATCATCACACCCGCCTCAAAGCAATGGTGGATATAGCAATCGCGCACGGTCAGGTTCGTGATGCTCCGCAGTCGAAGCCCGGTCTCGTAGGTCTGAGTGAATTCGCAGTCCTCAATCAGGATGTCCGTCTTTGTCTCGAATCCCTCAGTTGCCTTGTTGAAGTTCTTGAACGTCAAGCCCTTGATCGCGTGGTAGGAAGCGTAGTCGAGCGCGATACCGTTGCCAGTCCCATTACCCTGGAGGATCACCGTGTGGCCCGTATAGGCCGCGTAGGTAATGGTATTGCCTGCTGTCCCGGCGGTCTGGATCGGAAGACCATTGGCCCCACTGCGGTCGTAGATCGCATCGGCAGAAGCTGGATTTGTCGAGCCCTTGATGTAGACGGTGTCACCAGCAGTCACGGTCGTTGTGGCCTTGGTTATCGTGAGCCATGGAGATTCTTCCGTTCCAGGATTGGAGTCGGACGCGCCCACGGCGTTGCGATCAACGTAGTAGGTCGCACCGTGCGCTGTCGCGGCAAGCAGAACCAGCGATATCCAGCCAAGTCTCGTCACTGTCTTGACCCCGCCTTTCCAGTCGGCGTGAATTCCAGCAGGACACCCGTCGTTGTATTGCTCTCAGAATCGATCTCGTCCACACGCCAGTAGTAGGGAACGCCAGGAGTCAGATTCTTAACAACGTACCATTCCTGTGTCGATGCATCTTGCAACTGAGAGAGAGAAGCCGGGTTCGTTCCGCCAAACAGATCGTGACTGACCGCGTTCGGATCATCTACCCATGCCAACTTGACTGTTCGGTTCTGCTTGGTCGCTTCGTCTGCCGGGAAAAAGCCTGTGGCGTAGATTGCCTCAGGGTCATCTGCCTCGAACAGTTCATCGGCTCCTACATCCCACGTATCACCTTGCGGCCTCGTGTCGCCATCGACGTCTGTGTCAACCAGGGTGTACGACGATGTGTCCGCGCCTACACCAATCAGGCCACTCCCGGCAACAAGGTGCATGTTCTCGCTGCCAGCCGTGACATTCGTGAACGTCGATGTCGTAAACGCAACGGTCGAAGTGGACAAGCTCCCATCCTCCGTGTAGGTGTTGTATTTGTTCCACGTACCACTTCCATCTGTGTACAGGTCCGTTCCGCATCCTCCAGAGTAGACGTTCCTGGTAGCGATCCCGATGTAGCCATAGCTGTAGAGCCCGTACGTGGCGCAGTTGGCGAATGTCGTATTGATGATATTGGATGACGCCTTTGCCCAGTAGCCATACGTCCCGCCGGTGATGATGCAGTTCTCGATCGTGCAACCCTTCGACGAGTAGCCGTACACCCCTTCATAGCAGTCTTTGATGATGCAATTGGAGATGACGTAGCCTGTCGCTGACAAGTTGATTCCGATTCCTGAACCAGCCGTGGTTTTGATTTGCAGGCCCTGAATGCGAGTGTACGCTGGGGCGCCGTTGAAAGCGATCGATCCAGACGTCTGGACTCGGAATTTCCCCGTGGTCCACACTCCGCTGTGTGGGTCTGAGCAAATCACATGCACATGGTAGTTGTCGTTGGTCGAGTTGGTGAATCCACCCAGCCAGATGCCGTCTGTTGAGGCTGTCGCTCCATAGACGTAGAACGTGTGGTGAGATGTCGTCGCCGTCAAGTCTCCGTAGGTATTGTCCACGGTTCCAAGACCTGTGTTCAGATTGTTGAATGGAGACTCGGCCGATCCATCTCCATTCGATACTGCATCCGTGTTGACATACCAAGTATAAGTGTTCGGTGTCCCTACGTAGTCTGCCAGAGCGAGAGGTGAAAGCCAGGCCAACAATAGCAGCGACAAAATGATTCGTCTCATGTCTTAGTCCTTCAATAGCAGAAGGTGTTTGGTTTCGGCATGTGGTTCTTCACCACCTTCTGTCGTAAAGCTCCACACGTCCCCGGCGTACGTCCCGCCCGAACACACTTCGTCCACTCGCCAGTAGTAGGTTGTTCCTGCCGCCAGCTCAGGCGTGTAGGCGTAGTCGGTACTCTCCTCATCCACCAACTCTGTTGCGTCAGGTGTGGAATCGGTGCCGAAGTAGACGTTGCACGATGATCCAGGCACTCGGCCGTTGCCGTCGTACCAACTCAGAACTTGCGAAGTTGCAATATCGGTAGCCGAATTCGACGGGACCGGCGTGTGGCATTTCGGCTCCCACGGGGCAGGATCGTAGTCGGCCCTATACGCGTCCCACATGGCGTAGGTCCAAGCGTAACTCATTCCGACATTCCCGTTGACCGTAACTAGTCGATCTGTGAACTCGAATGCCGCGTCATGATTCCAGATATCGGCCATCCCCATCATCATGGCCGCGAGCTGATGCCCGCAATAGGACTGGACCCAGTAAGGCTGGTATCGATGCTCGAACGATCCGAGAGAGCCGCTGTACCAGCCTTCCCCGTATGGAGACGCCGTCGGGTGCTCGAACGCCGGTGAGCCCCAGGTAATGCCCCATACGGATACGCCCACGTCCTCCGCCGTGTACTCCTTGATGATCGGCTCGTCCGTCTTGTACTGCCTCGCCACCGCAGAACCGTGGCCAAGCACGATCCCGCCGGCCATGACGTATAGTTGACCGCTGGCGGTGTCGCCCGTGTACGCCTCGGACAGCGTGAGATGCGTGTTGTCCGTGATCGACGCAATCGCGTAGGCGTGCTTCGTGAGGCTGGTCGCCTGGTCGTCCACCGCGATGTTGCTGGCGTCGCGAAGCGAGATCATGTTGTTGTAGTGATCGTCGATAGAGGCCCAGTTCGTCCCGGACCCAACAACTGCGGTGGAGCCGTGTTCGACAGATACCGTCCCTGTCATGGAGCCCCAGCCGGCATAACCCACTGGGTATGGCGGTTCGAGTATGTCATTCGCCGTGATCTTGTATACCTGCTCCTCGGTCGTGTGAATGAAGTCGGTCGCAACCGAAGTAGACGATGCGGAATATCTGACGTGGTCGCCTGTCTTTTCCAGGCCCGCCAGAATTGTGGCATCATCGAGCAGCCAACCCGCGTACGCGAACCTCATCTTGGACTGGCCGTGCGCCCCGTTCTCTGGGTCCAACACCCGCCTCCCCACGTCGCTCGACTTGATGAATCCCCAAGCGTCGATGCCAGCCTGGACGAGACAGTAGGCAATGAACTTCTTCTCTGAAGCCGTCTGATTTGTGTTGGTCCACAAAGCCATCTGGGCATAGGCCCCAGAAAGTGAAGCACCGTACTGGCCTCTGTTAGGCCCCTTCGGATGACAGGACCGGCCATTTGCTCCGCCAGCGATCAGTTCGAGCCACAGGGGCCGAGCCTGGGTTGCCAAACCCGAATACGTAGGAGCCCCGTCCGGCGCAGCCACGCTCGCTAGCCTCCCCGCTGTGATCTGCGTGTCCACCGCCGATGCGAGAAAGATGGTCTTCGATGCCGATCCGCCTGCGTACGTTGGGCGAAATGACAAAGCTTCCGGAACGCTGGCGACACAGTGAAGAGCGGCGGCGTTCATAATGTATTCCGCGTTTCCGTCAGCCGTCGTCTGCCCATAGGTGTGAACCATCGTGTGCCCTGCCGTCAGAGTGTACGGCGTGCCACCTGCGATATCCGGCCCCTCATTGTAGGTCGCGTCGTACCCACCGATCGAGCCGTGAATCCCCTGCTTCCACCCACTCACTGGATCGATCATCGTACCGTGGACATCGACCGTCGCTGAGTTGATGACGGCCGTCGTCGGACTCGGAACGAGAGCAGTAACGCTCACTCCAGCTTCAGGATCTACAACGCCAATATCACCCGCCGCCCACTGAAAGATCCTCTCGTAGTCCGCGAACCGAAATCCAACTGAGTACGTAGCGTAGACCTGTACGTACTTGGCGTAGTACCCTAGGCAAGTTGGCCAATAGAAATCCTCGCTGATCACAGAGGTCATATCAGCACCGAAGTAGCAGGTGTCCGACGTTCGACTAGATCCCTTCCACGTCGCCCAAGCCATGAGATTATCTGCATCACCACCCAGACCATTACCAGTTGCGGATGGACCGACGTAGATTGTAGCAGCACTCGCTATGTGTGCTAACATAAGAACAAGAACACAAATGGTAACAGCCCTACAACTCATGCTTGCTCCATGTCAAGAGTTGATCGTATAACGTCTGCAAGCTCTTTTGTGATTGTAATTTGTACACCAACGCTCTTATTTTCCTGCTTTGTAACACGAGAGTAGCCAGTTCGGTCAAGAATCGCCTCACAAGCGCTGTTCTCAGCTCCTGGATTCCCACAGTTTGTGTTAAGAACGAGCTTTGCAGCCGCTTTAATCGCCCCATCTCGCAACGTCCGAGCTACATCATCCTCTTCTACCGCAATTCTTTCATCTTTAATTTCGGAGAGAGCCGAGCGGCGAAGCGCAAGTTCGTGCTTGAAGATGGGAGAGTTGATAATGATGGAGACTGCTTGGTCTGTTATAGATAGTTGCTCGGCTATCTGCCTATTCGTAAAGCCACGAAGGCAAAAGTCTATGATCTTATAATGTCGATTGTTAAGCTTTTGAAGCTCTTGCGTCATATAGTTATTCCAAAATTAGCTGGAAGCCGTACATTGTTACGGAAGAGAAGTTGTCATCATAGTAATCGACTCGATAAGTGCGACAAGATTGTCCGATAAAGACGCCAGTCACCTGCCCATGAATGTTAGGCTTGACAACGAAAGACACGGTTCGGCCAATAAGTTCTTCAGCCGGTACAATGTCTATATCTTCTCTCTGATCATTCATAGTGATACGAGAAGAAGACATGGCTGTTTGTTGGGGGTGAGGCAACTCAGCCATGTCTTGGTGAAGGAGGAGCGAAAAGGCCAAGTTCAAAGTTCGTGGGGATTGGGCAATTCACAGCACTATACGATAATAAGAGCCAAAATCGGAGAGTATTGGATGTTTGAAAAATACCTAATGTGTGTAGACGTTTACATACTGTAATTTGTGAGTTGTCGATAGACAGCTTACAGGTGTGAATTTTGTAAAAATTAGAAAGAGGCATAGTCTTCCGCGCTACCCACCCCCCTGGGGGGTTTTGTTTCTGCCCGCAATGTACATTATGTCGATTGGAGTAGTGGAGTTTCGGCATCGCGCTACGGTCGGGCATGTCCTAGTATTCCTATAGATATACAATACATACGGGAATGGTAGGAGATGCCGGGTTGCCGCTCGGTGGTCCTCGTCCAGCAGGAGAACCATCCCGCTGGCATGTCCACCCAACAATTTTGACAATTTTTCGGAATTTGTCCAATTTTGTTGTTGACAACCGCTTGGATTGCCGATATATTGTATGTTGATGATTGAAGCAGGTTTGGTGACAAGTGGCATATTTGCCCGTCCCACTGGTCAATCGTCAATCGTGTCGAACAAATGTGTTGACATTGCAATAGATAGAACAAAAATTGCAAGTTGACACGTAGCATTGTTCTTTCATAATGTTGTCAGTGTCGTATATTTGCAAGCGCACATTGCCATACGTGTATTTGCGTATGCCATATGTCCACACTTGTGCGATAGTGTCGCTTGTGTACGGTATGCACTAGCATACTGTTAACATACAGTGTGCTAATGCGTATCGTATACAAACGTCTTAACATCTGTGTAAGGAGTAGTAAAATGGCTAGAAACAGCAAGAATTGGTCGACTGTCACAATCAACGGCATTGCTTTCAGCAAACGGCCAACGAAAGTTGGGAAGGGGAAGGACGCACAGCTAGTTGGCTATGCTCAAGTCCCACTCCTGCCATCTGGTGAAGCCGACGAACCGTTCTCTGAGAGCGACGCGAAAGTGCTGTTGACAGACTGGCTCGAAAGTGGTGTGCTCGGGTACAAGCAGACGCTTGTCGCGACTGTCAACGCTCTCGCCGTTCAAACACAGGCTGCGGTTCGCCGAAAGTTTGAGAGTGCTACGAAAGGTACGCACTCGGATGATGAGTGGTTCAACATCGGCTTTGCCAGTGTCCCGCGATCTGAACTGCTGAAAATCACAACTGAGAACGCAGACGCCAGCGTCATCCGCAACATTCTCATATCGCGTGCTAAGGCACTTAGCAATGCCGGTCTCTCAACGCCTGAGGCACTCGCCACCTTCGCCGAACACAACATCTGCACAAGCGACAACACGATGATGCCGGACGTTCAAGAACAGTAATTGGCAATCTGCAACCTGCGTTCTGCAACACGAAAAAACGAAAAACGAAAATCGCGTACTGTCATGTCTAGTGTACGCGATAGACAACTGATAACACAATGTTACCAGTTGCCTACCATGTACACTAAGTTGTATCGCATACTGCACAATGTGTTCGAAACGATTAACATCCCAACAACCTAGACTGATATCATAACATGTTTTACCCGGTTTGCCCTCCCCCCTGTTAGCCAACCGTCAAACCCCCTCTCTCTGTTATATAAAAAAAAAATTAACTAACTCTTAAGGGTGCTCCAAAACCTCATATGTTATCAGGCTAGGTTGTTGTCGTGTTATTGCTTCGCAACGCACCCGAGCCACCATCTGTACAAATATGTACTTACAAGCGAAGCAGATTATGCATCTAGCGATAGAAGATCTACCCGAACCAACATCTATAAACGTGCCACTTGTCTATCGGCACCCGGTTCGCAAGTACACAAATGTACACTACACAAGTGTCTATCGATACATATTGACACGTAAAGCAAGAAGGAGTAGTCAAATGACTAGAACCATAGAAATCCACCCGCTTGACGATCTTCAAATTACTGTAGATGGGCAGCCTGTACTGCTAATAAGCGAAGTATCAGACGATACAACTATCAATCTCTTCCTATCTCCAACTAACGGCTCAAAACTTGTTCGCAGCACTCTCTCCAAACACCACAATGTTGTAGAAGTTATCGCTACTCGATGCGTCTAGCGACGTCTAGCGATAGAACATCTACACGAACACAAGCAACTAGCGACCCAAGTGAGCGAAGCGAGCTCTCTCTGTACACTGTAGAAAGGCCCACTATGCCGCGTGAAATCTTCATCCTCTCCATACTAGCGTATCTGGCACTCTTGTGACAAGCACCCGAGCTAACAAGTACACATATGGGTACTACCAACGAACGTAAGTGAGTTGATACATTTAGAAGAAGGAGTAGTAAAATGGAAAAAAGAGAGTGGAAAGACTTCAAAGGTAGTTGGAGAGATGCAGAGATAGCAGCATGCATATGCAAAGATGGGGGAAACTGGATTGAGACTATGGATGGGTACAGATCCGAATGTACACACTGTCATGCCGAAGTTGATAATGGCGGTTCTGATAATCTTCAGATTTTGAAAGGCAGAGAACCAACGTATAGAGAAGAGATGAATACTTTGTTCGACAACTTGTCAAATGACCCGAGCTGACATCTACAATGTGCCAAGCGTCTATCGACACCAAGCGCAGCGAAGCGAGCATCTTTCACATACGTACTACCCAAGCGAGCGTTAGCGAAGCTGTCTATCGACAGCCGCACATTCCACATACAGAAGAAGGAGAAAGACACATGACATCTGCAACCCGGACCGAGTTGACAACTGTATTAAACATCTGTCGACAAAATGTCAAAGATCCCTACGCCCTCTCCTACCTCTCAACTGACGCTTTTGAGACAGCTGAAGAACTGTATGGCGAGTCTGCACTCTCCACCCAGCTCTTCTACGCTCTCAACAATATGAATAGTTGGAAGGGCCCTCTGGCAAGAGAGACAAAGGCCCGAATTAAGAAGTTGATTGTAGTTCTCGAGTAGCAGCACACCAAGCAAGCGAAGCGCAGCATATTCTGTCTATCGACTGGCTACACACAACTAATAACACAATGTTAACAGTTGTGTCTAGCAACAACCCGAGCCAACAACTTACA